TTGATCGAAAATGTGTAAGTAAAATGCTTTATTTAGTATCATTTTGTATACATATATATCCATGCGGACGGGTATATTGTGCCCTTATGTATGGTTTTGCGCTTGAATCGATCCTAAAAGGTATATAATAGGCGGTACTTATTGTATATTTTTTATCTATATCTAGGCTTGTCTTTCTTTAGAGGTAGCTCTAGGGGTTGATATATATTATGTTGTTGATACTCAATTATTTGTATTATTTGGTTATTGTTTTTAAATTACGGTTACTTATTGTATATTTTTATGGGTGTATTTATATATTTGGTGCTTACCTTGTTTTGTGGGTATATGGCGTTTGAGTTGGGGCGGTATGTTATAGCTACGGGCGACGCCCTGCCTATAATCATAGTTTCTTTATTGGTTTTATTATCAATACATTGTATTAGGCAAGTATATAAGGCAATCAAGAACAAAGACCTCGATATCCTAGACTGAATCGGCGTTCCACGTGGAACAAAGTAGCGGAAGGTCTTAGGATTTCGTGGGGATTTCGAGGGAGGGGTGGGGTTTGCGTGATGGGACACCTCCAAACAGGAAACAAACAGGAAAAAAACACCTCCAAACAGGAAAAAAACACCTCCAAACAGGAAAAAAAAACACCTCCAAACAAGAAAAAAAACACCTCCAAGCAAGAAAAAACACCAACAAACAAGAAAAAAACACCAGCAAACAAGAAAAAAACACCTCCAAACAAGAAAAAACACCTCCAAACAAGAAAAACACCTTTCGAGCAAGGGAAACGCCTTTCAAGCAAGGGGTATCTTCCGATCAAATGCAAAAGCTTACAAATGGTAGGAGTTTCCGGTCAAGGCAAGGCGGAGGAAACCAAGGGGAACGGGAGGCGGCGATGGCGTGGGGTTGGCCCCGCTGGTCGTCCGTCTCCGTTCCCCTTTGGCGGTAGTATAGTAAATAATCTGCTGTCGCTAGGTGCTGAGCCTACCAACGTGGAAAGGCAAGACGGGTTGATAGAATGGAAGAGTGATGGATATATAGATGTAGGAGGCGTACAGGTATGGGCTTACTATTATTTCGAGGATGGTGAGGATGTTGATAGATGTGATTGGGAGGATCATATGGAGATAGAGGTAGAGGAATGTTGGATTTAAAACCGGTTGATGGTGGTGGAATAACACCAAGGGGAACGGGCGGCAGTGTCACGGCGTGGTAGGTCACGGGTGTCGGCTGCCGTTCTTTTCTTTGGCGTGGTAATATAAAATACTAATAACATGGACGAGATTATGAAATTACAAGATGAAGCGCTGCTTTATCTGCGTGATAATATTACAAAGGATGAGGCGTATTATATCCTTACGACTGACAAGGATATGATAGAGATTCTTATATCAGATAAGAAGGACGGGAGCAAACGTATCAAGATTCTTGATGCGGAATATACTATAGAGAAGGATGATATGTTATTGTTATTCGATACTGATGGGGTGATAGATGAGTGTCTTTTGGTTGCCAGCTACATAGGGATAAATATGTATTTCCGCAGGCAAGATGTCAACGCTATTTTGAATAATATCAATAGAGAGAAAGTTATGAAATATCCTTACATAGCTATTCAGTTAGATAATATACAGACTATAGAAAAGCGTAGGGTTATATTCGAGATAACCGGTCATAGGGTGGATTATGATAAGGTGGATTTTATGTTTGTTTATTTTATGGCTAGAATATTATGAGAGCGAGAAGGACTGTGAAGGAAAGAGATATTGTGAAGATATTGGTGTTCGGGTATGATAGGACGCTTATAAAATCCATTAAGGATTCCGGATTCAGAAGTATGTCGGATGTAATATCGTACGCCAATAATATGGTCGGGGATAAGCCCATTGATCATATTAGGGTGTCGAATGAGGCTCGTGGGTGGTGTGGATCATATACTAATTATGGTAAAATGATAGATTAGTTTGATAGGATGATATGATATGAGAAGGATTATAAAAGAGAAAGACGATATCAAGGTATCTATATTTAGTGGGGATAGATTGGCTCGTGTTTTCATTGATTCTGGGTATAGGAATATAGCTATGGTGATAGCCGATTGCGGCAGAATAGCTAATGGTTGTTATCATATACATCATATTGAGGTGGTAAATATGGATAGGGGATGGTATGGTACATACACCTTATATGGAAGGAAAATAGATTAGTCGGATAGTGAACAACAAAGGAGGTATATATGGATAATATTATAACAAATGTGGATGGCGTGAAAGTAAAAGTAAGAGTATATGATTTTTGCGATGAAGTGGCTGATAGATATACCATAGTATATGTAAATAAAAATATAAAGGATGGTTATGGGGTGGTGTATTATCCTGTTTTCTCATGTAGTGAGGATCCATTCCATCCATTAGGAGTGGGGATGTATGCGGGAGATTATTATCCGCATAGAAGTCATATGTACAATTTTGGTAAAAGAGTGAAGGATATAGATTCACTGCCAAAGAAAGTGATTGAATTTATAAAATATATTACACGATGAACGAAATAACTTACAACAATTACGATTTGGTTGCTTTTGAGCAGAATGGAGAAGTGGTAGTAGCCGTAACATTCTACAGGTATTATAAGAAGAAAGCTAAAGGTGAGGTTAATTATAGGTGGAGAACCAGATGCCCGGAGCTGGTGGATAAGATCGTAAAACACCGTACCAAGGTGTTTACCGGTCAACTTATCCAGTTAGCGAAAGCGTATGGGGAGAAAAAGGTTATAAAATATCAAAAGGAGGAGGAAGAAGTATGTCAAAATACGATAGAGACGCTATAGAGATATATATACTGGATCATATAGATACAGATAATTATGGTAAGCAGTTTAAATACGATAGGGAATATATGTCTTTTATGCTTAGTGTATTCAAGAATGAGTATAAAGAACATATCAAAAGGGCTGGAATTAAGAATGCTTTTGAGGATTACATAATGAGCGTTCCGTCTATATTCAGGATTCATATAGCGGATTGTGATATTAGATATTTATTACGTTCATGGGGAGTGGAGTTTGATGAGGATGATGATGAGATATACATCTTAAACAAGAAGATCATAAGAGAGGTCTTTTTTAAGATGTGTGAGGATATGAAAGTTTGTTAATGTTGAACCAAACCTTGGCGGGGCGGAAGGATATATCATGATCGTACGTGTACGGATATGATCCGGGGTCGGTTCCCGGCGCCTTGGCATAATTTAAATATAAATGATATGGGAGATAATATTTTAAGAAAAGCGGCAGAGGAGTTAAAGAAGGCCGGTTGCAGGGTTTTCGCATGGCAGGATGATACTTATAACAGGGGTTGGAGCAAGGGTGATTACATAATGTTATATTACGCCTTCCCTGATTCGCCTAACATCGGGTATCTGAGTCATGGGGAATATGGGATGAGCGTAGCGTATAGTAGAGCTTATATACCGAGCTGTGGAAGTGGATCGGGATGCTGTGTCAAGGAGGAAGCTACGTTTGACCTTGAGACGGCGTTAGACGTGCTGAACGGGCCGTTACCTAGGTGGTGTAGGTCTTATGGGGTTTATCCAAAGCAGTACGATAATATTGATAAATGGTATAATAGCGATAATCATAACAAAAAATTATTTAAGGAGATTTGATATGGAGGTAAAAGATTGGGAAAATCTGGTTTTGAATACAGAAGTAGGATCACATTGTTTTGTTACGCTGATTGATGATAAGGATATCAGTAGAGGTTATGCGCAAATCAGACGTGCGGAGCATTTCGGGTATAACATCTGTTTTACAAGGTTATATGGGAATAAGTTTTATTTCGAGAAGATAGAGGAAGGTCGTACGCAACAATATATCAATAGGAGGAAATAAAATGGTAATAGAGTTTGATTTCGAGATATACAAAAACGGAGATTACGATAAGGTATATCTACGTAACGGAAAAGAGGCAAGAGTATTATGTGATAATGGGAGGGGTAATAGTCCTATGGTCGTGATGATTGAGGATGATAAAGCGGATGATTATATTATTCTTCGTTATAACGAAACTGGCAGGAGGAATATCAATGGTCAATCGGGTCTCGATCTTATGTTATCGGTAAAAGAACGGGAACCAGAATTATGGGTTGTTGTCATATCTTATATGGATAATAAGGATAAGAGACAAAAGATGGTCTTACCTAATTTTTTCTCAAGGAATATAAGAGGGAATATATATCTTCAAGGAAGCTCTAAATCAAGTGTATCATATTATGTTGATAAGCTAGAAGAAGATGGGTGCTTCGATGAGCTATGCGAGAAGATAAGGGTAAAGAGAGATCGCATTTATAACATGGAAATAATATCACTATCAGATGACGAGACGGCAGTTTAACCAGTTGATAAATGATCTGGACGGTAAAAACCCGTTTATCGTGTTGCATAGGGATGCCGTTGCGCCTAAATACGTAGGCGTGGAGGTCTCGAAAGAAGGCGTGGTATACAACTACTCGGTTATAAGCATAAACGACGAATATAAGCCTAAAAAGGCTCTTATTTCGAAGATATTGGGTATAGCTGATAATCTTAATAGCGATAAAGACTTAAAAGAGGATTGATTGGATGTATTTATGGCATGCGGCATCATATACGATATAATGCCGTGAATAACGTTGCATGAAGGATATGTATGGCAATATGATAGATAACGTATTTGTGTCTTGACATCATAATATTATGCCATTATATCCTCTTTTTGTATAAAAAGAATAACAAGTAATATAAATATCTTGAATATGGATGAGATTAATATAGGAGATGAAATTGTGTTTAATATAACCGGCAACCATAATATAGGATACACTAAAGGAGAAAAGTATATCGGGACAGTGTTAAGTAGGGATCACCGATCACGCCTTTATGTACGGACGATAGGAATGCCTAGGGCTTGTATTGATGAACGGTACGTGGATAAGATTATTGATACGGGTGATGATTTTGATATGGATGAGGCGATCCCGAATCCTGTGGCAAGGGAGTTGTATAAGTTGATGAGCAGGTATATTTATACGTTCGGAAAGTCTCATGAAAATATAAACGGATATATCGTGTATGAGTGTATAATGATGGGTAGGGATTTAAGACACAATGTTATGTGCCTGTTACATGGTCGTGGATTTGAGATACGGCATATTGATAGTTATTCTTGGTGGATGACTAATGAGAGGCTGATGTCCGAGGTAACATATGCGGAGGGGGATATTCATATAGTTGTTCATGAGTGTATGGAGGATTATGTGGATAATGTGAGATTTGGAGAGGAGTTTTATAAAAACAAGGAAGTATGATAAGATGCTTACTCGTGACGGCGATGATAGTATTGACACCGCCAAAAGGGAACGGAGGCATGCCCCTCGCCCCGAAGCCGGCAGTGGTCGAGGCACGGGTATGGGATAAGCTGGCGGCCGCCCTATCTTTCGTGGAGTCAAGGGATGACGATCGGGCGTACAACGCCACTTCAGGGGCGTTAGGGAGGTGGCAGATGAAAAAGGTGTATGTAGATGAGGTTAATAGGATATTGTGTCTTAAACGGGAGAAAAAGCGGTATAGATACGATGATAGGACAAATCCTGTCAAGGCTAGGGAAATGTTCGAGATATATCAATCTCATCATAATCCTAAAAAGGATATAGATCGGGCTATAAGATTGCATAGGGGGCTACATTCCCCTAAATATGTCAAGGAGGTTAAGAACAAATTGAGAGAATAAAAATATAGGAGGATTAACATGGACGAGGATAAAGTGATACGACCAATGGATTTTGTTAGGCTTACGAGTATTGACAAATCAAAGGTGATTAAGGATACTGAGAACCATATAGGGCTGGTCAAGGAGGTCAGTCGGGACGGGAGAATGAGTATAATATGGATAGGTGAAACTTACAGTCAGTTGGCGTGGTTCAAATCGAGCGAGTTGGAGGTGGTGGATAACCTTGTGAGCATCCTGACATGCGGGCTGGCTAACTTTCGAGGAGACGGAAAAGAGAGCGCGGATAAATTTTATTCGATTGGCTAGAAATAAGGACAATTAATTAGAGGAGAAAATCATATGGATCGTGAGACATTAGTAAATATCGTTTATAGCGGTAAAGTAAGATTTATACCAGTAAGAAGATGTTCATTATGTGATGAATATATAGGATATAAATTCGTTAGGATGTGCGATGGGAGTATGATTCCAGTATTTTCTAGTGGATGTGGGTGTTGTGGAGTTAATAATGGACAATTGTTTGAGAGGACATGGGATGAGTTGCTTGATATTATCAATAATCAAAACAAGCCTATGGATAAGAGGACAGAAGTGGATGAATTATATTAAATGAATTAACATAATAAAATGGCTATAAAATCTTATAAGGGATTCGACAAGAATCTTAGATGCAGAGGCTTCCAATACAAAATTGGAGGGATATATGAGATGGATGGAAAGATCAAGATGTGTAACAGAGGCTTTCACGCTTGCGAAAGCCCGTTTGATGTTTTTGATTACTATACTATGATAGATTCTAGGTTTTGCGAAGTAGAGCAAGACGGGAATATATCCAAGTGGGATAGAGGGACAAAAATTTGCTCATCGAAGATTAAAATAAAAGCAGAGTTAAAATTGGCTGACATGATCAATCTTGGAGTTGAGTGGCTAAAAGAGATCACATCACCTGAAAAAATAAAAACGAGCATAAAGGATAATTCATCCGGCAACAATGCCCAGATCGGCTCATCTGGCGACGGAGCCCAGATTGGTTCGTCTGGCAACAATGCCAAGATCGGCTCGTCTGGCTACGGAGCCCAGATTGGTTCGTCTGGCTACGATGCCCGGATCGGTTCGTCTGGCAACAATGCCAAGATCGGCTCGTCTGGCTACGGAGCCCAGATTGGTTCGTCTGGCTACGGAGCCCAGATTGGTTCGTCTGGCTACGATGCCCGGATCGGTTCGTCTGGCAACAATGCCAAGATCGGCTCATCTGGCGACGGAGCCAAGATTGGCTCGTCCGGCTACGATGCCCAGATCGGTTCGTCTGGCGACGGAGCCCAGATTGGTTCGTCTGGCTACGGAGCCAAGATTAGTTCGTCCGGCTACGGTGCCAAGATTGACAGCACTGGCGAAGACTGTGTCATCATGTGCGCAGGTATTAACTCAGTGGCAAAAGCCTCAAAAGGATCATGGGTAACACTATCCGAATGGTCTTATTCTGAGGAAAAACAAAGATATATTCCCATTTGTGTAAAAACGGAATTTGTTGATGGAGAAAAGATAAAAGCAGATACATATTACAGTCTGAAAGGGGGAGTTTTTGTGGAATGGATCAATGATTAAGAGGAGGTGTTATATATGAAATGGATGGTAATAAAAGGGGTTAGATATCCTAGTTCCGTGATATCAGCATTTGCGGCATATAATATGGATAACCCCTTCTTGAAGGTCAGGATAAGAAACAAGTATCATATAGTGCCTTTTGATGATGTTAATAAGATGGCTAATCAGATGGTATATTTAATGGACAACTATCCTGATTTCGTTCAGATAGGGAGATGGTGGATATCCAAGAAACATGTGATGTCATGGACGCCCAAGGGGGAGACCGTGGACGGATCGGGCTGGGTTATATCCTTCACCCTGTCCTTTGGTTTGGATAATGGGACTCAAATTAAGTTTGATAAAGAAGATGAGTACTTAAATGAGATAGATAGGCTAAACGAGTTGTTTAATGTAATATTATGATATGAAAAGCAAGAAAGATTATATAAGCATGCTTAACGCTCTTGGTAGTTCTTTGTCTAGGGAAGAATGGATGATAGGAGGCAAAGATAGATATACAGGTAGGGATAATTATGGAGTTATGTTGAAAAGATATGATCCTATAGCTTTTGAGGTAGGATATAGAGAATGGAAGAAACAATGAGTAATACTTGAATCGGGATTGTGGCGGTTCGTGAGAATAGCTACAATCATATCTCTAAACGTGAACATAAGGAGGTACGTATGTCATTCGATTGACATTAGGGATCTAATTATATTAAAAGAGGAGGGATTTTGAAAAAAAATGTATTAAAACTGTATGAGTTTGATGAGTTACCAAAAGACTCACGAGAAAGGATCGTAGAGTGTGAGCGTTGGAATGTAATGAAGCAATGTATGGATGCTTATGACATAGACTATAAAAAGTCAATGGAAGCCTTTGAAGATCTGACAGATACTAAGGTTTATGATTGGGAAGTTGGATACGAGAGATATGATTTTAGTTATGAGTTTAAATACGAAGATCCTATTTATGAACATCCTACAGATTATCATCGTGATATATTCCCTGAGAATCTATGTGACAAATTACTGTTCAGATATATCAACAACAATATTATGCCATATATTATCAAGGGCAAGTATTTCTCCACGTCAGGTAAATATATTGATGGGAAATACAAATACAAGCACAAGTATAGTAGGGTGATGTTTGACTATGGAGATAATTGCCCATTGACAGGGATGTGTTATGATTATTATCTCCTGAAACCTATAATTGATTATTACAATGCATGGTGTACTTATCCGGAGGGTTTTTCTTTAGAGGATCTGATGAGACAATGTTATGATAATTTCTTCATGTTATGGCGTAAAGAATATGAATATTGGGTTGATAACGAAGACGCTATACGTGAAGAGCTTCATCATAATCAGTACGAAGATCAACTTTATTATGAGAATGGGGATGTGTATGTTGAACCATTAAATGAAATAGTATGAAAGTAATATGTACAAGGTGTGGCGGAACAAACATTGCTTGTGAAGCGATCGTAAATCCAAACACAGGGAAAATAATAGATTATCTTGATGAATCTTTTATGCATGCTAATTGTGGGGATTGCAAGGAAGAGGTAGTGATAACGGATGTAGATAGAGTCAAGAAAGATATTGATTCTATGTTTTTCGAGTTCGTTAAAAAGAATGGGAAAGAACCTGAATACGTAGAATGTCAGATCGTATGGAAAGACACAGGGGATGATCAAAGAACGACAATAAAATTATCATTAAGCATCAATGATGATGATAATGATAATGTTTTCTATTACTGTAATGGGATAGAATCACTTAAGTCACTTGTGGAATATGGAGTAGGAGAGTTTATTGTAATAGATTGTTGGAGTTTTTTTAGTATTGATAATTTGTAAATTGATGAGATTATGAATATAGAGGTAATAAGATACAGGCTTCCAGTTTATTGGGCTTGCGCTCTGATAAATGATGACTATACTGGATTATGTAAAGAAGAATGTCAAGAAATAAAAAACTTCTTGAACATCGCAGATGGCTATCCGGTAGATGTGGATTGGGAAACAGAAGGGTTCTATCAATATAATGATGCAGGAACACTTCCGGGAAATTGTGCCGATTTTATTTTTCATAAGTTAAACGATTAAACATAAAAATATGAAAACTGCAAATAAACTAACTTTTTTTAAGTACAAAATTCTTTACAGAAAACAAAAGGGAATACAGAATAACAGTCACGATATCGTTAGATGATGATTGTCATAACAATATGTGTGATTGGAGTATAACCGCTGACATTCGTTGGAAAAACGAATATGGGATATATAAAGAGTATATGGGAGGCTGCTGCCACGATGAGATTGCGAAACATTGTCCGGAATTGGCGAAGTTTATACCATTACATTGTTGTAATCATTATGGTGCTCCTATGTATCCGGTGGAAAATGGCATGTATCACATAAAGAATAGCGATAAGTCTGTGGCTATTGAATATTTACGTATATCAGACAAGGAATATTCCAAATTATCTGAAGCGGTGGATGATAAGATGTATTTCAAGTATCTGCTTTTCAATCTGGGGATTGTGGATAGATGGAAACGTGAATCATACGAGCTGCTTGTTGAACTTGAAGACCTGTGTGGCAAGAAATGGGTAAATCCGTATACACCAGAAAAGGAAAGATTTACTTTGATATTAACGGACAAGGAACGTTTGCTTATTGAAAAGCGTATTAAAGCCGGGTATTATTCCGCAGAAAATATCGAAAAACGTAGGGAGGAAGCTCATAAGGCAAAGATGTTGAAAAAGCGTACTGAAATTTGTGAGCGATACGATAAGGTAATCAGGGAAGCGGAAACAGATAAAAAGATAATGCTCTGTGTGTTTGATTATGGATTGTCAACCGATAATGTGATATATTATAATCACACGAACACTTTATCTTTCAACTGGCGTGATTATGGGGAAAAGATCACACAAGAAGAGTTTGATGATTTCGTGAATAACGTGGATCGTTCTAAGTTACCAGAAGGGATTAAATTCGAGTTCAAAGCATGATCAAGAAAATGGAATCCAAAGAATATGCTTTAGGGGTGGAGCGGATGGATAAGGAGGTAGGGGCGCCAATCGATATCGCTCAGTCCCCTATGCTTATGGCGGCTTACGAGGCCGGACGGGAGTATCCATGATGTTGATGCATTTTCAAAAGTTCCTGTAAAAAAGTTTTTATTCGCCACTCGAACGTGGACGGAGAACATCCATAAGATAGGATGGATAGGATGGTTGTTTGAGACGGACGAAAACGGAATACTCACTGGAAGATGTTTTGATAGATGTAATGTAAAAGACTATCAGAACGGATATATGCCAAAAGGCAAGAAAGAAATACCATGCAGGGAGATAGAGATATCGCCGGACAATTGGATTATGACAGTTGAATCAAACAATGAGGCTTTGATTGAATTGTCAAAGATTTATGATATAGTCTGGCGACAATGCCCTTGCTTGAAAGGCATAATGGATACCAACGTTACACCGGAACTTGAAAGATTGGCATGCGAACAAATAAAGGGATAAACAATGAATGACAAATTTGTAGACATGCCGAAATGCATGGTGGACAAATACGAAACCGCCGACTTTATTGCCAGCGACCCCGTCCAGTTCCCAAGGCGGTATTCCGGGAGGGACGCGGAGGTCAGTGGGTTCATTACTTCGTGGCTCTCGTTCGGGAATCGAAAGGCGATCATCGGGGCGGCGGAGCGGATGGACAGGGAGTTTGGTGGCAGTCCTTACGGGTGGCTGATGGATAGGCAATATGTGAAAGTATATAATTACCTAAAATATAATGATATGAAAATTCAAGTAGAGTTAAATTTAGAAGATGTATTTGAGGAAGCTGTGTACAACGAAGCGACGTTGAAAGAGGAGTTTACCAGCTCGGTCATGTTAGCCGTAGTACGTGAGCTTAAAGAAAAGTTCAAGAATGAGTTGATGAGGGAAATATCCAATCCGATATCAGAGAAAATTGAGGATATAGCGAGGGAATCAATAAGTGATCTCATCGAGAACGCCAGCGAGAAGAAATATAGATTCAGGCTAGATTATATGGATGATGAGTTGACGGTGGATGAGTTTATAAGAGGTAGGATGAAGAAAGTTGTAGACGGAGGTGTTGGGACAATGATAGAATCAAGAGCTAAATCTTTTGTTGATGAGTTAAGGAAGAGGTATGATATGGCATTTGCTACCTTCATCGTGGATAATATGAGAAAGCAAAATATGTTGAAGGATGAGAAGATAGCTGAATTATTAAAAGATAATCCAGATGAGAGGTAGGGAGGATGCCAAAGGAAGGCTACGATCGGTGCTCATGACGCCGGCTGTTCCCGAAAGGATAAGGGTGTTGTCTCCGTCATGGTACAGGGCGGCGGTGGAATTTCAAGGGAAGCCTGAGTCGGAACAACTGGATTTTTGTTCGCGGTGCTGTTGTACTGGAGAATGACAGGAGAAAGGATAGTATTAACTATTAATAATGTTTATTTAATTTAATTCAAAAACAAAATGTCTACTTTTGTAGACACATAAAATTACATATATGAAAAAGAGTGAGTTTGTAAAGGCATTGGAGAAGATCATCGATATGGTTAAGACTGAAGATGATGGTTTCGAGTATGGTGGTAAAGTCATCTTCTATAAAGAAGATGATGATGACTATGAAATCTCGGCAATGAACATTGAGATGAATTTGGAAGTAGAAGCCAATGTTATGGCTAGTATGGATGATAGAGCTTTTACCTGCCTTATGAGTGAGGTTTATAAACAAAAGGCGGTAAAGGCTATAATGATGGAGAAGGATGACGATGAAGACAATCGATAAGATGACCGATCAGGAGATATATGATCTTACTGACGAACAGGTAGAGAAATTGATCGTAACAAGATGTGCGGAGGAAGGTGTAAGGTTCATAGATGAGCCTCCAATCATAAAGACATATGACTATAAGCCTATTTCTCCATCACATTTCTTCTACTATTTAGAAGGTTTGAGTATAGCCGTTCTTGATCAGAATGATGCTATTAAAATAGCTACGTTCTTAAGTAAGTTTGATTTATACAAGACTACATACGATTTCACTATATCCAATGATAAGATATATAATAAGTTGGATATAATCAATATCAAACATATTCCAATGTTTGACACGAAAGATGAGGAGACCTATAAGTCTATCAAGGATAAGAACGATGAGATCGAGAAGGAATATAAAGATCAGGTAGATAAATACAAGGAGAATACAAAAAAGATGTGTGAAATCCGTACCGAGATATGGTCAAAAGTAATTGATGTAAGGCGCAAAATTGATCACATAAATCATCTTAGAACTCTTTTTGTAAAGGAATATCTTCCGTTGGTGGATCACGACACGGACAAGGCTATGATATTTTTCAAGAAGGCTTATGATGTGGATGATGATACGGAGAGATATATTCGTGAAGGAATAAAAGATTATTCTTTGTTTAATAATAATATAGATTAAAATGCACAATTGGTTTAAATGTACGGTTTCTTACGAGACCGATGCCGAGAACGGCATGAAGAAGAAGGTAAAGGAAGAGTATTTAGTAGATGCCCTTTCTTATACCGAATGTGAGGCTAGAATCATAGAGGAAATGAGACCATTCATCTCCGGTGAGTTTAGCGTTGATATCAAACGATTCAGGATAGCGGAATTGTTTGCCATGGATGGAGACCGGTTTTATAAGGTCACGGCTGATTATATTACGATGGACGAGAAATCGGGCAATGAGAAACGCAAGGCGTTTAACTACATCGTTCGGGCCAATGACCTTGATCATGCCAAAAAGAATTTCGAGGAAGGCATGAAAGGAACCATATCAGATTTCATTGTAACTTGTATCAAGGAAGAGAAGAAGCTGATGGATTTCTATGAGTTTGACGGTAAGATCAGGAACCTGGAGAAGCATGAGGATAGTAAGCAACAAGGCTAGCTACGAAACCATGTCATCCGTCGCCGAGAAGTTGATGGAGATAAGTAAGATGGAGGGTACGATTTATCGTATCCTCACATTATCTAATAAGACTTATCTGGCTTCCAAGTTAGGGTATAGTAGGTCCGGATTCTATAAAAAAATACAGAACAGGAATTTTAATATCCGAGAGCTGGCTCAGATATTCGATACGATCATCAACTTCAAAGATCAAGATTGGACTGAGGGTAAGATTAATAGGCTTAAAAGATATAGGGCTATGAGCCTTATGGAGTTCAATAAAAGTTATAAAAAGAAAAAGGCATGAGAGGTAGGATGTTGCCGTGTGAGAGATGCGGGAGGATGGTAGCCATAAGGAGCAAGGGGTTATGTCCAGCATGCAGAGCCAAGGAACTACCGCCAAAGGGGAGAACGGCGATACGGGCGAAGGCCAAGCCCCGGGGTAGGAGCCTAGCCGTGTTCTTTGGCGCCCACGTAGCTAAGTTAAGTATGATAAGAAGATCTGCTACCGGCGCATATATACCATGTCCTGGGGTAAGCAACATATGCCACTTATACCCTAAACGGAAATATAAATCGGTCGCCGAGGATAACGATAACATTATTTACTTGACGGATTATGAGCATACAAGATTCGATTATCTATTAGATACGATGGATTTCAGCCGGCTCTTGGACGAGTTTGGCAACGTATGGCTGTTGGCAGCCAGAAGGATGAGGGATCTCGCACCTAAAGTCGAGGAGGATGGTAAATTAAAAACCAGATTATTATCATGGATAGAAGAAAACAAAGATTACTTTTAGACCTAGGATATAAGGCTATAAGTGACACAGTATATAGTTATGAGACGATCATGGAAGTCATAAGCGATCAAGAGTCGTTTGATGAGATGAAAGTTCGTTTATCCGAGAGACACAATGTGATTATTGCGGATGATGGGGAGGTGGAATGGTCGGCTTTAGGTAAGATAGCGGACGAGCATCGGTCATCATATTACTGGCGATCATCATTACCAGTATTAAGATCATATCATACAGATCCTAAATTTACCGCTTTCTTTGGCATATTAGACGTTTTATCAACGGTCCCAAAGAAAGATATGGTCGAGGAGGAAAAGCCTGTTGAAGAGCCTAAAAACGAGCCTAATGAGGAGATGGAGGTTGAGTATGATCTGGAGACAGAGCAACAGTATTATGCCGCTGAATGGATAAAGGATATCCCGACACCTGTGTTATATAGAATGACTGTAGCCGGCAAACGTGTATATTATGAGATGGATGTTGATGGGTATCCTATTATATACGATGGAGCTACTAACAATATCGCCAATGGGTATTGTGATACGTCCGGAGCCTTGGAGAAATGGAAGAATGAGATGAGGCTCAAGGGTAAGGATCCTGATGAGTACGCTAACTACAGGGCTGATCTGGGTACTATTATGCATTATCTATTTGGGTTGTATCTGACCGGGGTTAACATAAAGTTGATCCCGACATGGATAAGGAAGGCTGTCAAGGAGGCTAAGCTAAGGATAGACAAGTATAGGATGGAGCGGATATTAGTGGATAACATTGATGAACTGATAGAGGATCTAATATCATTCGCTATATTCTGCAAGGAAAGACATGTAAAACCTGTGTTGATTGAGAAGATGTTGAGGTCAAGGAGATTGAAAGTAGCTTCTTCGGTGGACGCAGTGGTGGAGATGGATAGCGAGCCGGAGATGGTGGAGATAGAGGTCAAGACAGGAGAGTTCTATAAGACGGGAGCCAAGAAAGGTCAACCTAAGACGGAGAAAAAGAAGATAAAAAGATGTAGGAGGATATTCGCTATATTGGACTTCAAATCAAACAGGAAAGGCAATTTCTATGACGAGTATGCTTTCCAACTTGAGTTATATAGAAGAATGATACTGGAGAACTATGGAAAGATATTGGAGATAGAGGAGATATATAACTTCGCTCCGGGTGATCCTACCGCAAAGACCAGCCAATATAAGTTGAAGAGACAGACTGACAACCCTATATTGAATATGGCTACCGTAGTATATCTTCAAGGAAAGTATAAGTTCGAGAAAACTAATTATACGGTTACATCAAGAATCGGATCCTTAGATATAGAAGGCGAGTTTGATGTTAATAAGTTGGTAAGGAAAGAGCCGCTGAGGGACTATATATATAGAGTCATGAATGAGAGGAGAGGGTGATGGAATTTAGGGAGTTCAATAAGAGCGTTCATCGGTATGAGCTGGATCATAGCAAACCAAGGAGGAAGCTGACGTGCCCGCAATGCGGCAAGGATAAGTGTTTTACGCCGTACGTGGACGTAACCACCGGTCAGATCGTTGGAGAGCAGTTTGGGGTGTGTGATCATAAAAATAAATGTGGTTACTTTAAATATCCAACAGGGAGCGAACTTGGGAACAATGATCTTTTTACCGATTCAAACAAAGTATTAAGGAGGTACAGACCTCCTATGGATCCGGATATAGCCAACTGCATTCCGGTAAGCAAGATGTTTGAGACGCTTAATCCTTTCGAGACATCCGATCTTCAGGATTATCTATCCAATATCTTCGGATCGTATCATACCAATAGGGCATTTAGCTTGTATAAAGTTGGGATGATGAGATTCGGGGACTGGGGTAAGTGCTGTGTGTTCTGGCAACTGGATAAGAATTGGGTAGTGCGGACCGGGAAGATAATGGACTACGGGCCTGACGGGAAGAGGGTAAAGGTTCCCATGGATCATGTATGTTGGGTGCATATACTGGACAGTCAGGATTACCTGCTTAGGCAATGCCTGTTCGGGGAGTTCCTTATCAACTTCTATCCCAATGACGCTCCGGTGTATATAGTAGAGTCAGAGAAGACGGCTGTTATCTGTAACATCATGTACCCTAGTAGGTTGTTTATGGCCTGTGGCGGTATCCATATGCTGAAAAGGGAGATGATAGAGACATTGGGTAGGAGGCGGATAGTCCTGTACCCGGATAAGGGCGACGCTTTCAACGAATGGAGAAAGAAGGTAGACAAGGATATGAGGGGGATGAATATAGAGATAAGTAATTTTCTAGAATCAAAACCCAATATAAATGAGGGAATGGATATAGCGGATTATTTTATTATTAAACAAATTTACAATGGCAAAGGTAGTTGACAATTACAAGAAATTCAAGGTGCTTGAAATAACAAGACAGGAGATGATGGATAAGCTCACCAGATATGGGTGCTTAGGTATTTGCGATATGTGTAACAGACCTACATCCGTGGGCTATTATGTAGCAGTAATCAATCAATGGATGTGCGAGGACTGTTATAATGATTTCATCAAATCAGTTGACAGGTATGAGAAGGATATGAGAATAGAGAACAGGAATTTTAATAGATTCTGTGATCTATTTAATGTCAAAATACAAGAAAAGGCATGAGAGAGCTATCTTTAGCCCAGAAAGCTATGTTAAACGGATCCGTATGCCCGTATTGCAAGGCCCCATCCACTATGATAAATACGGTGGAGGGAAAGCAAGTTGGGTGCGAGAAGTGTGGGGCTTGGATGAGATCCGATTCTACGGGTAAACCTGTAGGTAGGTTAGCCAAGCCGGATCTCCTTAGGTCTATGGATATGGTAATGACCGAGATTAACGTATTCTTAATAAAAACAGGACAGGATAGACATGATCTTTACAAAGAACTATCTGGTGAGCTTATGATACCGGAGGAGCATATATCCCCTTACAAGATGTCTTTGCCATCATTACTTAAAGTCATGAGACATATCAAGGCATATAGTGATAATCGGATACAGATATATGATGGAGGGAGGAGGAATAACTGCCCTAGGCATAATACGATAGCGATAGGCGGTAGCGCATGCCACGGATGTCCGGAGTATCTATTCCATGTAGTGGATAAGGTAACTGACTTGGTGGTGTGTGACGCTGACATGAGTTACGGTGATTACAAAAAATAATTATTATATTGATAAAAATTGACAGAACATGAAAGTAATTTTTATTCATAAACAGACAGGGTTTTATGTAGGAGGATCAGTGTTTAACAAGACATGTGGTTTTTACAAATGCAGAGATAAGATGATAGAAAAAGGCATAAGCGAGGATAAGGCCAACATGCTTATTGATATAATAGGTCCGTACTTATGTGTGTGGGAAATAAAAGATGGGGATGATCCTTACGAGAGCATGAGAAGCAGACTTGGAGATAAAGCCTCATATTTAGATGGAGAGGATATTATCGTAGAGGATTATGATTATGACGAGGAGGACGATAATGGGGAGATCGACTGAATATTATAGGACACATCCGGAGGCCAGAAGAAAGAAAGCCGAGACGGATAAGAAGATCAACGCCCGCCCGGAGCAGAAAGCCAAGAGACGGGAATTAGGTCGTAAGAATTATAAGACCGATAAGCTGAAGGGTAAGGCTTATCGGAAGGGAAAGGATTTATGCCATACGGCTAAAGGACTTAGATATAAATCAAGATCAGCTAACAGAGGGTCTAAATCCGATACGGCTGGCGATAGAAACGCAAGAGGATGAACGATAATAGGATATGGAAGACGTCCAAGGAAATTATCATGGACGCCTATGAGAGGATAATGAAATATCAGTCGGGAGAACTTCTCCCGGCTCGTACTGGATATCCTTATCTAGATAAAGCTTTGCTGGGAGGATTTTACCCTCAACATGCGATAGCCATAGGAGCTAGACCAGGAGTTGGTAAATCCTATTTGGCGCAAAAGATCATGAACAATGTGATGAATGTCAATATCAATCCACAAGCAGATGATTATGTATGGTTAAGATGTGAGTTCGAGATGAATCCGGAAGACTTGGTATTACGTTCACTATCAAAAAAAATGAACAAAGACATAGAAGATATCCTCCTTCGTAAAATGGATGAAGAGGAGATGCTGGAAATGCAAAAATGTCTTAAACAAGAAAATTCAAACAGAATAACGTATATACCCATACCTACAACAGTTGATGAGCTTAAAGATTTTCTATGGAATGTATATATGCCGGCGAATAGGGATAAGAAAATTGTATTTGTATCCATAGACCATACAGCTCTTATACAAGGTTCGGGTGATGCCAAGAGGAATATAGATAGTTTGATGAATATGTGTAATATAGCCAAAAGAACGTTCCCAAACATCTTCTTCCTTATCGTATCGCAACTCAATCGAGAGATAGAGGGCAGACGTGATCCAAAGGATCATATGCCAAGGCAGTCTGATTTCTATCAGTCTGACTCATTGGGACAGCTGTGTACGGCTATGGTAGTGTTGAATATTCCAAGGAGATACGGGTACTCCTCATACATGCAATTTCCGCAAGGATGGTATCCTAATCTGGAGCGTTTCAAGAGCGAGTCAAGACGATCCTTCCGTGTGGATGGGTTATTATTCCATCATATCGTAAAGGTCCGTCAAAGATCATTGGAGGAGATTGACGCGATACATGTAGATATCATGAAAGGATATGAGCGATATTATCCTGATGGAGGGGTGGTGCGCCAAGAAAGACCGGGAGGCTCGGATGCCCCCGTGGGTAGCGGCAAGCCGGACACGACCGTAGTGACGCTTCCGCCCCCACCTCCCGGTGTTCCATTGGAGCAACAATATATACCGCCTAGCGATGATTTCAATGTAGTACATGACGAAACACCATATTAATCATGAGACTTAGAAAGAATTATTTGCTTGTTATTATGAAAGGCATGGAGATGTTGTTAAAAGCCAACTTCTCCACCGAGAATAAGATGGGCATACGGGAGATTATATCCTATTTAAAGGAGATGTCTGAATACAGCATCAGGTATATCATCAACCGGGAACGGGAAAAGGAGATCATTAACATCTGCGAGGAGGTATCCAAAAAAGTTCAGGAGTATAAGAGGATGAACGACAACTCTATGGTATTGGAATTGGAGAATCTAAAGCGGGAGGTTGTAGCGGTAGAGGATCTTCTTAGCTCCTACAAAGGCGTTCTTGACGCTGAGCTGGTGATAGCCGAGGATGATATCAGGATCATACGGGATAAGATCGCTATAAGCCTGAGAGAAGACGGGACATGCAAGAGTATGACCGACGCCGATAAAAGAGCTAGGGTGGATGTAAGGTACGAGCGGGCTTTAGAGGATTATCGAATCCTTCTAAGATGCGCTAATACGGTTAGGGCTAAGATGTCTGTCATAGGGCATCTTAATCAATCAATAAATCAATCTATATCAGTTGGTAGGGTTAGTATGGCTAACGAGTCTTATACAGTTAAACAATATGAAAAAGGGAAAGAGATTATCGAAAGCAGACGCCCTTAGGGTGTTGACAAGGGCTTACAATCTAATAAAGAATGATAATTATACGTTTATGTGCGGAGCAATAGAAAAGGCAGCGGTTGAATTATCACTTGCTGAAAGATCATGTGTGGCGTGTTATCTTATACCAGAACTGAAGATGTTCAAACCTGTAAACAGAAAAAAATGGAGATTTTTGGTTTCATTCATCAAAGAAAAACATAAGGTTACATATAATAGATACGCTAATAGATATATATAACGGAAATGATCATCCCGATATAGTCGAGAGGGTAGCCAGAAAGATCAGGTCAATATTTTAACTCATTAGCTTATGTATATAAATTTTGAACAGATGATGACATCAGGATTAACGATGTCTGATGTCGGGTATCTTTTGATGATCCGGCAAAAAGAGGAGATGGCTGATGTCATTCCAAAAGAGAAAATAGACAGCTATAAAGCGTCTGGTTATATTGAGCTTCAGAAGAACGGGAAGTGGAAGATAACACCAAGAGGAGGATCGCTGCTGATGCTGATAGAGACACCCGGTCTGACACCGGAGGTCGAGGGGATCCGGGATCGTATAGTTGGGGTGTATAACGATATGGGTAAGGATACAGGAGCTATCAAGGAGGTGGAGAAACGGCTCGTATGGTTCGTGGCTAATACCAACTTCAAGGAAGAGCCTATAGTAAGAGCCGTAATATCCCACATAGATCTTAAACGTGAGTATACGATGAGATTGGATAACTTGATATGGAAACCATCAAATGTATATAGTGTGCATATGAGTTTATCAGAATCAACGTTATTCGATACGATCATAAAAATGTATGGCATGACGTCTGACTTGTATCTTAGGGAGAACAAGAACAAGGAACTGGCATGGTTGTTCGCCATAAGCCGGCTCCCGGATCCTCCCAAGAAAATGGATAAGGAATACGCTATCACAGGCGATGTTAAGATGGACATCGAAAGGATATCGGATATAAAAAAAGAATTAGGTAGAAGATTAAAAATGTCGATTTAGTATGGAAAGAAAAGAAGTTGAAAAAGTAGTCAAGGAAACGATATTCGAGAAAATGGGTGAGTTTACGGGTCTTAATCATGCCGCCGAGATCAATAACGAGGATGATCTGGAAACTGACATGGGTATGGATCCCTTGGATTTCGTAGAGGTGGTGATGGGAATTGAAGAGAAGATGGATATAAGGATTCCGGATGATGTCTTTGGCGATAAATCTGTTGATGAACTAACTGTAGGGATTTTTGTGGATATGTTGTATGATTGGGTTAAGGGTAAGTAATGGATTTCGGATATGATGATTGGGAAGAGGGGTTAGAGACCCCTCTTGTCGATGATTGTGATGACGATCATGAGGAGGAAGAATATGATTTCAGTTAAGGAGTTAAGACCGGGCAATCTTGTAAAAGACAAAGCTGGTGATATATGGAGAGTAGGGTGCGTTACCGGTATGCGTAATGAAAGTGGATCATTAATCCTTGAACGTGAGGTTGATGATGGGAAATGGTATTCCGGGGAAGATGATGTCATACCTATTGAGATAAATGATAATATACTTGATACTATCTATTTCAAGCGTGATAAGGGGCGGGATGTATATCGAGGCTACGGAATATCTATAGAGATTTTTGATGATGGGTATTATCTTAGCCTTAGGGATCTGGAAGACGATCTAAGCGATCCTATTCAGATTAAGGATCTTCACCGTCTACAAAATATATTAATAGACTTATACGGACTTGATATAAATATAGATAAACTTTATGGTAATACCGGAGAATAATTTGTTATGTAAGGTTATAAACGGAGAAAAGGTTCTCGCCGCCTCTTACTCGCAGATAGACACGTTCGTCCAGTGCCCATATAAATGGTATAAGACTTACGTGGAGGGTCATAGGTCCACGGAGAAGCATGAGGCTACGTCATATGGTACGGTTATCCACCAAACGATGGAGTATTTCTTCAAGAACGGATGCAGACCTTCTTATGAGGATATGAGCAAGGCATTCAACTACTACGCTGATATAGAGAAAATACCTTTTGATAGCGTAAAATCCCAAATCGAGTCCATGCAACATGCGGCTAGACTAATAAGATGGATTGTAGGATTGTTTGAGAAGGATGCTGCTGGCAATTATAAGAAGGTATGGTCCGATCTTACGCCAATGGAGAAGGTAATCCGGGGGTCGAGACCGGCCGGCGTGGAGGAGGATTTCGTCTTGCCCTATAAGCTGCCCAAGCCCCTTACTTTGGATGGTGTTACGTACGATAAGGTACATATCATAGGATCAGTAGACTGGAGAGGTGAGTATAAGACAAAAGACAGAACAGCTATGTATACGATAGACTGGAAGTCTGGGAGAAAATTATTCGATAAGGATAAATTGCTTCACAATCTCCAGCATCCGATATACGCCTTTTACATATACAGGAAGTATAAGGTATTACCGGATATGTGTAGCTATTTCTTTACCCGCATGCTGGACAATCAAAACGTGAAGGTAGATAAGGAAAAAGTGGAGAGATCGGTCAAGGAACTTAACGATATTCTCCTTGATATGTATGATTTCGAGACAAATAAAATAGATAGCTATCAAGCTCACGTTTGGAACGACGCCAAGCAAGGGTATAAGTACGAGACACGCTACCTCATGGGACGCCAGCCGGCCTGCCTTGAACCCCGCCCCAAACCCTTGTGTTTTTGGTGTGATTTCTCGACCCACAAGCAAGGGACATGCAGATACTCATCAGATTGGGACGAGTCTAAAAGAAAGAATAAAAAAGATTAGCTTCATTAAAAAGCCTAGGTAAATATCTAGGCTTTAATTATATTTGCAATACAAAAAGATCAGATCATGGAAGAGAAAGATGTATTAAATTTATTAATGTCGAGAAAAGATATCAGAAAATTGGTAGAGAAATCGAATGAATGTTATTCTAAAATGGATTTCGTGGGAGCCATGAAATACCGGAAACAGATAAAGGATATTATTGACAAGGAGTCCATGATCATGCTAACAAGAAGCGAGTCGCTTATTGAGCTAATGAACGGCTCTGGCGATGAGTATAAGTTCAAGATGTTGGTATGGCTACATTCCATGATGTGCATGGCGGATGTATTTAACGGGATATTGGAGGATTTCAAGGATGGGGTAAGGAAAGCCAATGGCAACTCTAAGTTCGTTAAGTTCGATAATCTGGATAGATTGATGACAGAATGTAAGAAAGAGATTGATTACCTGATGAAAGGCACAAGTAAATCATTCCAGATATCTTTTGCCGTAAGGAGCGATGAGATGAGGGAGATGATAGAGAATATGGTTGGGAATAATATCCGGGAAGGGTACGACATGTTCAAGGAAGAGGCTGAGATGGTGAATGAGACAGACAGGAGTAAGATAGAGGAATTTAATAAAAAACTTGACCATGATCAAATGTAATATAAAGCTAGGCGATATAGTCCATACCCAGATAGGAACAGGAGAGGTGATAGCCATAAGCAAGACCAAGGAAACTTTAATGGTGAAAATGGACGATGGTCGGGAGTGTGCGATAAGATTAGAGTACGTGAAAGACGTTTTTGATAACTACAGATCCAAATGATTTACAAATTAAGACCATATCAAGAGGAATGCGTTAAAAGTATCTCCGATTACATAAACTCTGATAGGCATGATCCAGTGTTAGTCATCGGACCGGTAGGTTGCGGTAAATCGATCCTCATAGCAGAAGCGGCAAGATTGATGGGAGATAAGACGCTGGTTCTCCAGCCGTCTCGCGAATTACTAATACAAAACTACTGCAAGCTTACATCATATGGCATACCGGCGACCATCTACTCCGCCTCCTGTGGCAAGAAAGAGCTGTCTAACATGATATACGCCACGTTAGGGTCTATCAAGAAGGTTGTTGGTCAGCTTAAGGAGATGGGAATCAGAAACGTATTGATAGATGAGGCTCACGCCGGATACAGTCCTGAGGATGGCAGTGAGTTCATGACATTCATGAATGAGCTGAAGCCGAGAAAGGTGATAGGGTTTACAGCCACGCCATGTAGACTTAAAAACATGTCGATAGGACAGACATCATATTCCCAACTTAATTTCATCACTCGTATGAGACCGGTATATTTCAAGAACCTGATTCACGTGATACAGGTAGAGGAGATGATAAGGCAAGGATTTTGGACACCTCTTAAATATGAGACATGGGATTTCAATGGAGATGCCCTTAAACTCAATTCTAACGGCTCCGAATATACGGCTGAGTCTATTAGTGAGGCGGTGAGAAAAAATGGCTTAAACAACCTTATTTTGCGTCGATTGATGGTATTAAAAGATGTATGTGGATCTATACTGGTGTTTATGGATTCTGTTGAGAGCTGTAATACTGCCGCCGAATGGATAAACGCCAAGATATGTGCCGGCATGGCGGAGGTGGTTCACGGAGGCACGCCAAAGAAGCAGCGGGAGGCTATAGTTGAGAGGTTCAAGTCGGGTAAGACGAAGGTAGTGTTCAACTATTCCGCCCTCGGTACGGGATTCGATCATCCGGGTCTAGATTGCGTGATGTTTGGAAGACCCACGTTTTCTTTTTCCACATGGTATCAGGCGTGTCTTGATATGGAAACAGAGATATTAACAGAAAGAGGGTTTTTAAAATATCATGAAATATCAAAAGATGATATTGTGGCATCATATGATAATGGTGATATATATTGGGTAAACATTGAAGATATTGTATATAGGGATGTTTATGATGGTGAAAGGTTTGTAACATTTAATAGTCGTCATGCAAATTTAAGGGTAACAGAAGATCATGATCTTCTAGTGAAAAATAAATGGGATAAACAAAATGGGTATCCATACAAAAAAGAGGAAGCGATAAAGTCTTATCAAAGAGGAACATCTTTCTATATACCAGTAGCTGGAGTTGACAGAAAAAGAGATTATCCTTTTTTGAGAGATTGCGATATAAAATTTCTTGGCTATTTCTTAAGTGATGGTAATTTAAGTAAGTATAATAATTCTATCACAATAGCCCAGTCTCTTGTACACCCGGATATAATTGATGACATAGAAAATACAATCAAGGAATGCGGAATGAAATATAATAAGATAAGGCTTAAAAGGAAAGGGGAATTAGCTAATTATGAAGATATGATTCATTTTAAAATATCAAAAGGAATGCCTATAAAAGATCAAAAAGATAAACATGGATGGGAATATCTTGGAGATTTTATAGATAAAAATTGCGGTAGTATATACGATCATTTAAGCGAAAGACAGTTTGATATATTGTTAGATGCTATAGATAAAGGAGATGGTCTAAAGAAGAAAGACATGGGTAGTTATAAAAGAAGAGGGTATACAATATGTCTTAAAAACAATAAAATATATGCAGACAGAATACAACAACTAGCTGTTACAAGAGGATATAGATGTTGTGTTCATAAGGAGATAACAAAGACAGGATTTGTTTATAGAGGATATTTCAAAAAACAAAATTACATATGTATAGATGGTCAAAATGCTAAAGATCAAGAAAAAGTAGGTAAATATATATATAGTAGAGCCAAGATGAAAATAGATATTCCCAATGAGAATGAGAAAGTATGGTGCGTCAGGAATAGAATAGGTACAATAATTATTCGAAGAAGAGGGGACGTAGCTATAGTTGGTAATTGTGGCAGGGCGGTCAGGATAAAGGACGGTAAAGGCAGCGCATTAGTCGTTGATTGTTGCAACAACTCGTCAAGGTTCGGTGATATAAGGAAACTTAGTATAGAGAACTACAAAGGATATGGATGGGGAATGTTTGTCAATGACAACCTAATCACCAATATCCCGATGGGGGATAAGGTAACGAAAACGGATCTGGATATCAAAGCCGCCAAGAAAGACCGAAGGAGGGGGCTGGCGCAGGGCGTAACCGCAGCTCCTATCCCAGGGAGACCACCCCATCCTCTTGGTTCTACGGTAATGGCATTTGGGAAGTATAGTGGATGGATGTTACATTCGATCCCAGTATCGTACTTCAAATTCATAAACGAGACATTTGACTGGGATAATGATAGAAATAAGGAGATAAAAGAATACATAGATTTTTTAATTAAAAACAATAGATTATGACAGGATGTATATATCATGAGGCTGATCTTGACGGAGTAATGTCAGCGGCTATAGTAAAAAAGTATTTCAAAGGGGACATTGATCTTCTTCCTTACAATTACGGAAAGGAAATACCTGACATGAATAAATATGATAAGGTGTTTGTAGTTGACGTGTCATTTGGAAACAGAACAAGATTCCTTTTCGATGAGTGGAAAGAGAAAGGTATAGATGTCGTATGGATAGACCATCATAAGACCGCCATAGACGATATGAGGGATTACGAGGTAAAGGGCAAGAGGCGTATCGGGACGGCGGCCTGTGAGCTTACGTGGGAATATCTTTTCGATGACATCAAAACTCCTAATGTGGTAGAATTATTGAGTGCTTATGATGTATGGGATCACGACCGATTCGAGTGGAGTGATGTCATGGCGTTCCAATACGGGATGAGAGGATATTGTGGTCTTGACGTGGATATGGCGGCAAAGGTCATGGACGGCGATCATGACTTCATATATGACATGATAAGGAACGGGGAGGCGATACTGGAGTATATCGTTGAGAAAAACAGGGGCGAGATGAATATGTTCTCATTCGAGGCAGATATATTTGGATACAAGGCAATATGTATGAATACCACGGAGTTTAACTCTACTACATTTGAATCTATGTATAACCCTAAGAAACATGATCTGATGATGCCATTTTGCTGGAACGGAAGATTCTTTAGATGTTCATTCTATACCACCAAAGAGGAGGTGAATGTCTCGGCGCTGGCACGCAAGGCCTATCCCGGGGGAGGAGGTCATAAGGCGGCGGCAGGCTTCCAGCTTAGTGTGGAGGATATGATGGAGTTTCTAAAAACAAAGAAAATGTGATATGATATGGGTCTTGCTTAGTATGGCAGTGATTATATTATCCATAGCTGTAATGGTGAAAGGCTGGGATGATTTACATGGAGGTATGTTCCACGGAGGATTAATTATGATAGCTATAGGAATAATATCAATATCTGCATCAATATTTTATATGAATGAAGGGAATATTAAAAATATGGAGAATATGAAAAATGTGTATAAATTCAAGAGACTTAACGAGATGAAGCTAGACGATTATGGCTTCGGTTTGTTCGAGTACAATGGCGCTCTTTATTTCAAGGAGGCAGATAAAGGGAAATGCTTTGATGTAAGGAGCGGGAATGAGGTTATTATCGGGAAAGATAAAATTGTAACGGCCTTGGAGGATTGATCATGAGAAAGCTTAATGACACCAACAGGACAAGGAAAAGGAGCGTACGGCACTCGTGGGTAAAGGCAGGCCCGGGGGTCCAACGCTGCGCTATTTGTGGAATTACGAAGCAAAGCGAGTGGAGGGACGGGAAGACCTCGAATTGCGTATATCTATCATCTGGTGAGCTTTACTCTATGACAGGCGAGACACCAGAATGTAGGGATTTAAGTGAGTTTTATTAATATAAAGAAATTTAAAATGAAAGAGGAATTTAGCAAATACGACAAGGTCGTTTATGGTGGTGAGATATTTGAGGTACTTGAGACCGCAGACAATACGGGGATGATGAAAATAGAACCGTTATTTGATAATACATATAAATTCATTTGGGTTGATGAGGAGATGGTTGTCTCGTTAAGCAGGGCTATCAAATTAAGGCTTGTTGATGATGAGACGGCAGATGAGGCGATGAATTTCGGGAAGCCAAAAATAGGAGACGCAGTGGTGGAAAGCGGGCCGCTCGTAGGGAAAGACGGCAGCGGCAAGGACGACCGGGCCGACGGTAAGCTTAGGTGGGACCTCCTTCCTTTGGCTGAGATAGAAAACATCGTAGAGGTATATACGAAAGGCGCCAAGAAGTACGCCGATAATTCATGGCAAGATATACCTAATGGTTTTAATCGTTACTTTGGGGCGCTCCACAGGCATCTGGTCGCTTATGTAAAGGGAGAGAGATATGACAAGGAGGGATTCATGCATCTGGCGGCAGTGTGCTGGAATGCCATAGCGTTATTATATTACGATAAACATAACAAAGGGTTAATAGAATGGAAGAGTCAGGAGAAAGAGTAGTAGATGAGAGATTAAGAGCTATCAATAAAAAAACCGGTAAATACGTTGATTTAATCAAGCGCACTATTTATGATGATACTCCATTTCCGATAGTTAAGTATCTCAATTATAGTTATGATGAATTGAATTATGATTATGTAAGGTATCTGAATTTTGATATAGACATAAATTGGGAGCAGCGCAGATATCAAATCGTGAAAGATTTATTATCTAACGATTTTGATGGAAGGAAAATAGATATGGATGAGATAGATAACGCTATATTTACAGCGGATTTAATTATTAATAGATTAAAAACTGTTTAAAATGGTAAGAATCGATTTTTCACGAAGAAAGACGCTGAGTACAGCGATTACATGCGATATATTATCGCCAACACGTTACAGGAGTATGAGGGTGAGGTTACGTTGAACCAGATCCCGGAGAACAAAGCCACGGAGGAGGAGATATCCAAGTACGGTATAGAGGTATATCCTACTATCATCGTCAGCGGAGATAACATGGATGGCTTTAATAAACTTGAGGGGATGGCCAGAAAAGCTGATCTTATTAACATCATGTCGTTATACGACAAGAAATAGGCTTATGACGATAAGGGATAAATATTTTGGCTGGAAAGATATATTCTTTGACAGGTTCGTGCATTGTTGTAATGAAAAAAGTGACCAACCACAAGGAAGTAATATACCTCTAGCCAAAATAAACTTCGATAACAAGACAGGATATGTGGAGGACGGGACTATTAATATAGCCGAGCTTCTTCAATATCTTTGGATAAATAATAAGGTCTATGGGTGTGAATATGCACCCATAGAGATATCCTCTGCCTTACAAACATTGGTTAGATTAGTCGAAAACGCTAAGCTCATATTTGACGACCAGCCCGGCATACATGACATGACTATGTATAATGGATTCTTCCTTAGGGATGATTTCCAATCCGGCAAAGATTATTCACTTAATCTGGACAAAATAGTGAGCGGGATGGGAGGATGGTATGGAGAGGATGAGGATCCATGCTACTCGATGTTCGTCAGCCAAGATCAGATATGGAACTTGAACCCGATATTGAAGGTATTAGCTGATGAGGGATCTATTCTAGCCAAGGAACTTGGGTATGATATGAACTCATATGTCAGCGATAATGGATACACGATATACAACCCATATCTGTCATGGATCAATCATTACTATCATTATTGCCCGACATTTAATGAGGATAAATTAAAGCCTTGGGATAGGGTAGAGGATAGAAAGAATAAGTTCAAGATGACGGATAAGGTCAAGAGAGGTGCCAATAACTGGTACTATTCAGGCGGGACTATATCTTGCGTGGATAGCTTCTTAGGGAAGAAATACAGGAAGAATCTCCGGACTTTCATATATCGTGGAATAGTGTTCTTTCTGGATCGGATATGGCATACGTCTTTATTTGAGAGGATGGGCGTGAAAATGAAATACAACGCTTATTATTGTTATGCCGCTACTTCCGGGATATGGTATGATAATGGATTCAAGGAAAGACTAGCCAAGAGATTTAACAAGTCGCTGGGCGGCGACGGGGATCTGTTCGGGGCTAACCTAGCCTGCATGGTATGCGACCGGCGGGATATCGACTGGGAGGCGCTTCGCCTTTGGCTTGACAAATACGATGATCCTACTGATAAGGGTATGGTGAATAGTCCTATCCAATTTATGTATTTATATTTATATTACACTTTTAACAAATAACTTGAAATGAAGAAGATAAATGACTGGGTTATAAAAACATTTGGGTTGAGAGGTTCATGGAGCTGGGCTAAGAAACAGATGTTAAATGGAGCGATCATTAAACGTAAGGCTACTGCAGGGACATACAAAATAGCTATTGATAATGACAAGAATAGGTTACTTGTAGCCACATGGGGTCATCTAGATCAAAACCCTGTATGGGAAAGGTGTCCGCATAGTTTATTAGATGAAGATGCGGTTGATTATTTTGTTACAGCTCATAAGGAATTATCATACTAAATAATTTTGGGGAACTGGAAATAAATGGATTGAATGAAGGTTTATGCATTATACCTAAATACGGGAACCAAATTGTCATAAAGAAACAGATTTAAAGCAATGTATGACGCTAAGAAAGAAGCAATATAGGTGATGAAGGGTAGATATGAAGGTAATTATATACCAAATGGAATTTATGAAAGCGGAGAAAAATATGACAGTACAAGATTTGATAGACGAATTGATGCTTGTCAAGGATAAGAGTAAGGAAATAAGGGTTGTTGTAAATACGAATGATTATATAACATCATACCCTGCTTCTTTATTTGATATGTCTATAAAAGAAGGGGAAGATATAGCCAAAGATCATTTTGATAATATAATTGCTATAGAATTGTATAGATAAACAATAGACAATATGAAGGTATTATCATTATTTGACGGGATATCATGTGGGTATCTAGCATTACAAAGAGCCGGCATACCTATCGAGACTTACTACGCCTCGGAGATAGACAAGACATGTATAAAGGTAAGTCAAAAACATTTTCCTAATATTATTCAATTAGGGGATGTTAATAACTGGAGAACATGGGATATCCCTTGGAAAGACATAGATCTGGTCATGGGAGGGTTCTGTTGCCAGAGCTTCTCTAGCTCAGGTAAGGGTAAGGGATTCATGGACGCTCGTGGAAGGCTTTTCTTTTGCTTCTCGGACATCGTAAAGCATTTAAGAAAGGAAACCAAAGGTAAAATCCTGTTCTTGGGCGAGAACGTCCGGATGCGGGACGAGCACCGCTGGGTGATCACCGAGGAGCTTGGCGTGGAGCCGGTGGAGATCGATAGTGCCTTGGTCTCGGCACAGACCCGGCATCGCCTTTATTGGTGTAATTGGCCGGTAGAAATGCCGAAAGACAAGCATATATCATTGGATGATATTCTAGAGCATGACAAGGTTTGGAATCCGGGAGCCATAAGAGGGAGATATATAGGGACCATTGTCGGTAGAAGGATAGGGGATGACGGGTATCGAAAGGATTGTGACATGGGCATAAAAATAACGCAATGTCTGGAGATAAGAAAAGATAAGAATACCACTCCCATCAAGAAAAGTAATTGCCTGACAACGGTTATGAAAGATAACGTAATCTCATCGTTACCTCCCGGAAGATATCCTAACGCCTTTGACATGAAAGACAAATTCAGGTACCTTACCCCGATAGAGATGTGTAGGCTACAGACATTGCCGGATGATTACCTTGACGGGATAGCCCCGAATACGGCCATGTCTTTAACGGGCAATGGATGGACAGTGGATGTGATAGCCCATTTGCTAAGAGGCATAGAGCGTAGGTAGAATTTAAAACACGATCACAGCGATATGATTATAAACAAAACATGGTCGATGCCGAATAAAGAGACATTCAGCATAAGACCGATAAGGGAACTTATAGACAAATATCGAGAAGAGGGGATGGTTATAGTGGATCCGTTCGCCAGAAACAGCGATATAGGGACGATCACCAACGATCTTGACCCTGAGACTAAAGCTATGTATCATAAAGACGCCACGGACTTCTTGTGTCATCTTGATGATAATATAGCTGATATAGTATTATATGATCCACCATATTCTGCGAGACAGGTATCTGAGTCGTATAAAAGACTTGGAGGTGCTGTTGATATGCAAACAACACAATCTAGTTATTGGGCTAAGCAGAAGAAGGAGATAGCTAGGATCACCAAGAAAGGCGGGGTGGCCATTACCTGCGCGTGGAACTCCGGCGGTATAGGGGCAGGGCTTGGCTTCGAGCAGCAGGAGATTCTTCTCGTGGCTCATGGGGGATGGCATAATGATACGATTGTTACTGTAGAAAAAAAGATCAAAGGTTAGATGAAAGAAAGGATATTCACCACAAAAAAAACAGGGGAGGGTGCTGGTTGAGGCCGGCCTCCCTATCTCCACCGCCATCGGTTTCAGAGACAAGTATCTGGATCAATTACATTCTATGGAGGATGACGCTGGTCGTATAGGACTGATCGAGGCCGTTACCCCAGACGTATCCAACCCTGTTTGGGATGTAGGGACGTTACTGAATTTGCTCCCATATGAGATAGAGGGTTGTACATTAGAATGTTATAAGCTAAAACATGCATGGTCTGTAGCGTATAGAGATATAGACGAGATCCCTATATATTGGAGTAGCGAGAAACGTCTTGTAGACACATTGTTTTCGATGATGATGGAATTACTTAAACATAAGATTATATGAGCATAAAGCAAATAACAAAATTAAGGTACAAAACGAAAGATAAGCCTCCTATGGAAGGTGTTCCTCTTTTAGGATACAACAAAAGATATGACTGTCCGTGGACAGTAGTGTACAGAAGCAAAGACAAGTACTACACTTGTATGAAGTACGACACCGAATTTGAAACATATCCACCGGAAGAATACGAATATCTATATCCATGAGAACATGAAACAAGTAACAAGAATAAGATACAAAACGGGGGATAATCCGCCTATGGCCAATGTCCCTCTTATAGGATACAGCAAAAAATATGACTGTTGGGTAGCGTTAGTATACAGAAAAGGGGATAACTATTACACCAATATGGAGTGCGATGTTGAATATAAGACATCTCCTCCAAATGAGTACGAATACGTATATCCGTGAGAACTAGAAGGAATATATTTATATTTAAGCATGATTAATATTATTTTAATATTATTCATGCTTTTATTTTTGTTTAAATCTTACTTTTGTATCAACATTAAAAACCAGATTATTATGGATGGAGACAAACAAAAAGTCAATGAACTTACGATGAGGACGCTGGGTTCTCATTATGGCGGATATACCTATGTAAAGGTAAAAAATCGTCAAACTTATGTAACGATAGATTGGAAGTTGTTGAGAGCTATAGAAGAAGGAGAGGTGGAGATAGACAACGAGAAATACCATCTATCCGGAATAGAGTACGTAGCTAAAAGATATCAGGACATGTTTTACGCTGGTCGTGATATTTATTATTTCAAGGGCATAGGAGGGCATGGGATGACCGATCTTCTTAGAAACGCTATAGATGATTTACTAGACACCATAAGTAGTAGAGAGGCTTATCGTAGTGCAGAGCATAAAATGTACGCCCAAATGAATCAACTTACTGAAGCGGGAGCCATGATCAGCTTGGCTATAGAATTACTAACATCTAATATCCGTCATAGTTATGGAGAAATTAATTTTGAACGATATCCAAGACCTGTGGAGGTGGAGGGAGAAGATAAACATTGATGACTTCAAAGAGGATCCTATGGCTGAGGATATGCCATTATATTTCCCGTGCGCCGTCGTATGGCATGTGAATTGGGGTGAGCATGACGCTGATAATTATATATGTTATGGATTTGTTTATGTAGCAGAAATATTAGGGATATGAGCATTAAAAAACAGATAATTCTTGACGATAAAGACTATGAGCGATTAGTGCACGATGCTAATCTCAGTAATGATGAGATAAAAAGCAAAATCGCCAGCGCTCTAACCACTGATATGGTATTTAGTTTCGATTTTGATGTAAACAAAAAAGTTACGGGGAATACGAGGATCGAAAGCGCCACCCATAATCTAGGATATAATGAATATGATAATATCGTAAGGGCTAGAGACGAGAATATTCACCATGCTGTCTATACAGCGATATATGATTATCTTGAGAAAATAAAGAGAGATAATAATGAGCTAAGCACAAAAGATTGGATATTATTCACATCTATAATCTTATCTATTTTCGCAATGGGATTTGCAGGTGGATGGTTGGCATTTAATTGATTAAATCATGGGTAATTTAAAAGACATGCAAGATATAACCGGTCTTACGTCAGAAGCTATATTCGATATACGTAAACCTGTTGATTATATGTGCAGTGATATAGACAGTCATATAAAAGATATCAGGACACAATGTGATTATATTATGGACGGGGATGAGGAAGATGCTAAATACTATTCAAAATCAATCAAATCAGACGTAGATTCTTATTTCGAAGACATACGGTCAAAGGTAGAGAATCTCCGTGATTGGGGAGAGCAGTGGAAAATATTGGCTAAAGACCTGTTTAATGAGTTGCTGGAAATAGATAGCGATAATACTATAGACAGCTATCTATCCTATGAGGCATTGGAGAAGATTAAGGAACATTTAAAAAATCAATAGATATGAGCAAATTGCTATTTTTCGATTTAGAGACAACCGGGGTTAAGTTCTGGAGAAACGGGATACACCAAATAGGAGGGATCGTGGATATCGACGGGCAGGAGGCCGAGAGGTTTGACATCCGCCTAGCCCCGAACCCTGCCGCCACGATAGAGCAAGAGGCACTGGACGTGGCCGGCGTTACCTTGGAGCAGGTGCAGTCGTATCAACCTATGGAAGACGGGTACAGACAGCTCGTTAGTATATTGTCCAAATACGTGAATAAGTTCGACAAGAGGGATAAAATGTATTTAGTGGGGTATAACAACGCTGGATTCGATAACAGCTTCCTACGGGCTTTATTTACCCAATGTGGGGATAAGTATTTCGGATCATGGTTCTATCCTAACTGTATGGATGTATATGTTATGGTGACACCGTTCCTGATGGGTGTAAGAAACGATATGGAGAACTTTAAGTTGATGACCGTAGCCAAAACCATGGGTATTGAGATCGACGAGAATAAGCTCCATGACGCTACTTATGATATTGAGCTGACTAGGGATATTTTCTATCGTATAATCGGTAAAATGGATGTTAAGTTATGAGAAGTATCTTAGAGGCGATGCATGATTATCCGGATGAGGCTCTTGGGCTATTTTTCTTTTTGATAGTGGTCTTCTGGTTATTGTCAGGTGTATTTGAGAAAAAAGATGAATGATAAACTTGATGAGATACTGGATCTCCTAAGATCTCAAAATGAGATGATTAAGGATATTCACGATTATGTGAAAGAAGTTACCAGCGAGAAATATATAGGGGAATCTAGAATGACAAACTTTTCTATCAACTTAGCCGCTGATATACTTACCGAGGCTATCAGTCCTAAGATAAAAGGGATGATGGTGAATTTATTAAAGGAACAGGGATGGAAAACTGAATAGGATATGGGAACATATGAGAAGAAGGTAAATCAGTTAAAAGATTTGATGATAAGGAAATACAAATCGGCTTACAACAAATCCAAGGAAATAGACATAGATATAAGCTCGATGACATATCTTCCAGAACCGGACGTATTCAATGTTATGTATACTGAGCATATGTCCGTTATTCTTGATCGGGTTAATAAGATCATAGATGATAACAAGGATAAGCTTAAGAATCCGACTTGCGGCACATGCGTACATCTGCATGATAATGAATGGGCGAAAAGATATGGCAAGGTATGTTGTTCTATTTGGCAGGTGTGTGACCATTATATAAACCCTAACAGGAAACATAATAGGAAACAAACAACATACGTAAGGCGTCCAAGCAACAAAGCTTGTCCTAATTATGAGTATGGTGATGATAATTTTGAAAACAGAAGAAGATGTATAAAAGAAAAGAATACCCGATAAAGAGCTATGTGCCGATGCGCACCAACAAGGATAGGACGTGTATCTGCTGTGGCGATACGATCCCAGCCGGCAGCAGCAGGATGATACCTAGACACGCCAAGGCAAATCACGGTCTATGTATCCCGTGCTTCAGGAAATGGAGAGATACCGGAGGAGATCTTAAGCTTATGGACAACCCAGGAGATGCGAAGAAAGAGCATGTCATACATATGTCTAATATCCTGAAAGGAAATTGTGATATAATAAAAGGCCGAAAGCTTTACGTGGCTTTTAAAAAGGCGATAAACGGCGGAAAGAAGATCGTTATCAAATTTGACACTGATCAACCGATATCTATGTCAACAAGAGTCATGAATCCTTCATTCGGGGAGATTATGGATGAGTACGGCAAGGACATATTCCGAGGTAATCTCAAACTGGTAGATGTCCCAAAAGGAGTTAAGGACTTGATAGTTAACTATATAGAAAGATATAATTATCATAAACAACAATGAGGATAGTAAAACGTATGAACTTCAAGACATTTATATTCATGATCCTGACATTCAGGAGAGTAGATCCTATACCTAAAAATATAGGAATCATGTTAGGTGTAACATTTTGGATATCCGTAATATGGATAATATCAAATTTTACTATACTGATAGCTAAATTAATAAAGTAGGCAAAATGAAACAAGGCGATGTGATATGCGAGAATGGTATGAGGCTGCTTGTAGTATCAAGTTACGACCATAAGGAGCCATGCATGGGCTGTTTTTTCTACAAAGATGGAAAGTGTGGATCGAAAAAATTGATAAAATGTTGGGATTGTAACAAAGAATACATATTTACGGCTATAAAAAAAATGAAATATTATGCAAATGAACAAATCAAACAAAATAGAAAATTTAGCAAACCGGTATGTTGAAAGACATATAAAGGATAAGCATCTAAGCAATGATACGATAAAAGAGATAAAAATAGCTTATATTATGGTTATAAAAGATTTTATAGCTATTGTCGATAAATCTACATCAATGAATGAAGATGATATAATATACGTCGTTAACAACATATCATCAATATTATATGAACCTATAGAAATCTCTAATACCGATAAAAAAATATTGGAGATAGGGATAGCGCTAGGCCTAAAGGGTGCCATATCATGTATATTTGGTTCATTATTAAAAGATGACTGCAATATAAAAGATGAGATAATTGATATATCTAAACATATAAAAGAAAAATTAATATCAGATAATCATGGATAATAAACAACTTTATAAAATAACGTTGACAAGGGAACAACTGATGCTTATATCCCGGTGCGTGGAAGACATAAGCAGATACGCAGCCGGAGACATGGATCTTCAGCATACCACGGAAACTTTGATAGATGATATGGACAGGACGGAGTCGCTGGGGATAAGAAGCTTTATAGCAAATAACTCGATGGCTATAAGAAGAAGGCTGTTCCCGGATCTCGAAGACTATGAACATATAGGGTATGATGGAGGCAGTAAGGATAAGATAAATAGAAAGAGGCTTATCGGAAACACCTACCAGATATATAGATCTATACTGCATCAATTGGCTATTGACGAGAACTGGAATAACGTGTATAGCGATATTACGTTACCTTCAGGTGATATGGGAACAATTAAAGTGGAGAGGGTTGATGATGAACGGGAAAGTAAGGGCGTTTAACGGGGATATGGGTATGGCGATGTCCGTATTCAAGGATATGGTAGGGAAGGTAAGATTTGTTTTTGCCGACCCTCCTTATAAGATAACCCAAGCAAGATACGACAAGGAGGGATTTGATTATAAGGCGATGTGGGAGGTAATCCAAAAAATGCTGTGTCCGTACGGGGTGGTAACCGTCACCTGTTCCCTCACGGCGGCGGTCGAGATCATGAGGGTCGCCCCAGCGGGATGGTACCGGTACGACCTTGTTTGGCATAAGACTACCCCTACAGGTTTTCTTAACGCCAAGAAAGCTCCATTAAGGAATCATGAGTTGATACTTATCTTCTCACCTATGCCACTTGGGAAGCATACATATAATCCCCAAAAGACTTATGGTCATGTCAGGAAAGTATCCAAGGCCTCCAGTAAAGCGGGATGCAAGGAAACGGAATTATATGGCAAAGCCGGTCTCACTACATACGATAGCACGGAGAGATACCCGCTATCGGTCATGACATTTAAGACAGACAGGCAAAAATCAGCCATCCATCCCAACCAGAAGCCGATAGAGTTACTAAGATACTTGATACGAACATACACGAATCCGGGAGATGCGGTAATGGATCCGGTAGCCGGGAGCGGAACGACAGGGATAGCGGCTTACGAGGAGGGAAGGGACTCCCTGCTTGTGGAGATAGACCGTCAATTCTTTGATGAGATGATAAACAGATTTAATAACAATAACATTAAAACAGATAGAATATGAATAAGATTGAAGAATTAGAAGCCCAATTAATGGCGGAAAGAATAAAAGTACAAATTGATCTAAAAGAGAAATATAAATGGGTTATTGGAAAATATACAATCATATTGATCTGTATTCGGTAAACTACAATCCTGAGCCAGTATCATCATCACCAAAAGTGTATTGTGATTATTATATAGATGATAGGAATATCGGCACTCCACTTACGGATAAAGGATATGTGGATTGGGATGAGATGCTGGTGTTATTAAGACAAAATAATTTATTATAAGATAGGTAATTATATATCATTTAAATTTTGAATCATGAAAAAGTGTAAATTGTTAATAACAGATTTAGATGGGACACTGATTGAGACGGTATCAGGGGATACATTCCCTAAAGGTATATGGGATATGAAAATCAAACTCGACGTGTTTGAGGCTATCAAAAATTACGCTCCTGATGATATACTGATCATATCAAATCAAGGAGGCATAGAAAAAGGATTCGTAGACAGAGAGATGTTTGAGTATAAATTCGATTACATATCAAACGCCTTGGAAGATTACACGGATATATCCGTAAGCGCTTATTACTGTGACAGCAATAATAAGCGCAATGCCAATAGGAAGCCAAATACAGGGATGATAAAGCAGTATATGGATTTCGTAGAATACATGAACGATGATGAAGATGAGGAAGAAAAGATCGTATATGATACTATCTTGATGATTGGGGACGCTTCCGGAAAAGAAGGGCAGTTCTCCGACTCCGATAAGAAGACGGCGGAGAACTTCGGGTGCGAGTATATGGATGTGGATGATTTTGTGTATAAATATAATAACCGATAACGAAAATAAGAAGGATAGGATGATAATCTCCTATCCTTCTATTATTATGTAAATCCATTTTTGGATTACATTAAGCATCAATAGTATAACTATATCTTTTTATCTTTAACACTATTCCTTACCCGGATAAAACCATTTTACCAGTATTGTTATTGACATGTTTTATTTTGTTTATGATTAATTCATAATCATATTCCATTTCTCTATCAGATTGTATATCAAATCCATAATAATCTTTATTCCCTTTAACGAAATCGTCTATATGGCATATATAGGACGATCGAGCTGCCAACTGATTCAATTTATCAGGCATGATAATTTTCAAAGACCCTATTTCGTTGGATTCGGACGTCAAAATTCCGCTACTATCCTTCACAGAATCTTGATAAATGCTTACATTTGCATTCATAGTTGATAATTATTTATTCCCATCCGTCCGGGATGGATAGATGGGAATACAAAAATAGCCAATCAAATTGTCTTAAACAATTGACTGGCTATTTTTTTTGTCATACTATATCGGTTATCTTCCCCTGTCAAAGTACCAATTAGCGTCCTCACCGGACTCGTCCTTATCCCTGCCTCCTAAGAAGAATCCCATCGTCATGCCGTTGGTCATCAACCAGTAGTCGGATGTCTGCTTAATATCCCTAGCCGTCTTGATATTATACCATTGCTTACCAAACGAGAACTTCATGAGCTGCCTCCATAGCTTGCTCTCGCCCTTATACACGCCGGTCTGGACGGTAGCGAACGGATCCCAGTTTCGAGGATCGGTGAGATCACCTAGCTTCCGGGCCGTGACCAGCGGGTCTTGTAACATATCTATAGCGTTAAGCTCCATGAACGGGGATGTCTGGGAAGCGATCTCGTTGATCGTCCTGAATCCTATATAGGTAATGAACTGCCCGAACCAGCTATCCTCATTATCCTCCCTATATCCCATCAATGCCCGTCCTATGGCCATCATCGTAGCGAATACCGCCATGTTGATAATCGATCTCTTGATATTGATCTGCTCGTAGGGGGTAAGCTTATCATACTCTTCCTTAAGCACGTCATATGCCTCTCCCATCCTGCCCTCGGACATCGATCCATAGACATTACCGGCCAATCTCCATAACGTTCTCATATATCCTTCCTCAAACTGGTTGGTTTGGAAATTGAAACCGGCTTTCTTATACGCCCGCTGTACGGCCAATATAAACCATCCACGGTGAGGCAGCACCATATTAAGGATAGCGTTCCGGCTAGCCCCCACCCGGTTCTGCTCGTTCAAGGCACCGTCACAGATCTGCACCATACTCCTTACCCTACTGGACAAGGTGGGTATATATCGGTCTATAATATCCTTGTTAGCCTCGTTCTTAGCCACGATCTTTCCGTCCTTGACATCTACCATGTTCCACATAGAATAATCCCTTAAACGCTCCCAATCGCGTTTAGCCTCGTTAGCGGACATATTTCTGTCTTTCATCATCATCTCCTTGAAATTGGAGTATGACCAGAACTGACCCTCGTATAGGCGGGTATCATCCATGACCGAGATAATGACCTGCGGATCCAACGGGGAGTTAAGAACCTCCATCATCTTAAACGGCAGGTCCCGGAATAAGGTTCTCCAGATTTTGTTATACGCTGCCGATCGTACACGGTTACGGACATTGAACACGCCTAGAGCCTCTCCAACGACATATAGCTTGTTGGTGCGGTTTATATCCCCGATCTCCGACACGTACGTACTTAACTGCTTCTGGGCTTCCCCATAGGCGTATTTCATGGAGTCCTTGCTTATATACTGCCCTACCATACCCTCCAAAAGGAAGTTGGCCTGCCCGGTAAGGGCGCCGGTAGCCGCGACGAATGGGGAGAAGCCTAAGTTGGATTTGGATACGAATTTGGTAAACATAAGAGCCAGCTTATTAAGATCGACCTTATAATTACCTATATTCCATTCTGCCCGCTTATTATTTATCCTAACATCATAGATACTGGCGTTAACCCAGTCCTGAAACATTCTATAGGCGTGAGTGGCCTCTGGGTTCTTACCGCCGTCGTATTGCGTCTCCAGCATCATGTTCCTGTATCCCATGACATCATCCAAGGCCGCCCTCTTATACTTGTAAGAGGTCGCTTGTAAGGATAACATGGAATAGGAGTAGGCGAAGTCATGGGACACGTCATCGGCGTTCTCCAATTTATTAAGATAGTATTTGGGGATCATACGATATTTGTTATCGTTCTCATCAATCCCTCCTAGGTCTTGCCCCTGACCATGTATAGGGTCATCCACCCTCTCGCCAACGATATCACGTACGGCGTTGCCGATGGCCGCCTTCGGGTCAACCCCGGCCTGCACCATCCTCTCCACGCCGCCCTTGGATATCTGTGGTATTTGGTAGATGTTCCGGAATCGCTCATCATAATCCTCCATAGCCTTACGGCTTATGTTAAGCAGCTCCTTCCTCATCTCCCACTTATCCTTATTGATCGTAGCTTCCTCCCCTTCGTTGGTAATACCGTATTTCTTGAAAAAAGCCTCGTTCTTGTACTTATCGAACCTAGGCGTATGATATCCATAACCCAGATCGGGATTATAATTAGGATTACGGAAAGAACTCTCGACGTCGGCCTCATCAAGCCACTGGTTGTTGATCGTCAGGTCGATCATATTAATATCGAACCCGAAACGGGATACGCTCTCTTCCTTAGATATACCATTTTCTATGGCATCAAAGAACTCGGATACCTTATACGTACCGTTATTTATCTTCCTAACGAAATCAGAATATCCCTTGGGAGAGTATTTCCTCATATAAGGATACAACCGGGTTCTGGCGTACTCGACAAGGATCTCATCAGTCTTACCCATCGCTATGTCGTTAGCTAGCTTATTATTGAAGTCAGGACCGTATTTCCTTCTCAAAAACGATACCTCCACGGTCGTCCATGACGGGTTCTTCCTAGATAGCTTAGCGGCCATCCTATCCACCTGACTCCGGGAGCGGGCAGACATATGTTCCTTGGCGAATTTAATCTCATCCATACCCTTGTCGTATGCCATGGCATCCCTTAAAGCGTTACGGTAAGAATCCGTGACTCCACTCTCCACCGTATCAGGCATATCCATCTCAATAGCCTCAGCGGAAGCGGCGGCGTTAATAACGCTCTTAGCCTCAGCCAGACGATCATATAACTCGTTTATCTTTCTTAATGAGGCGGATCCACGTAACCTATCGAAATCATATTCCCCGTATCTCGTGCTATCCCGGTACTGGATAAGCAAAGACCTTAGCTGGTCATTGATCTCGTTTATTGTCGCCATCGCCTCCTCTACCTTCTCTATTCTTGATGATGATACAGATTGCTCCGTGATCTTATCAACAAGATTCTCGTAATAATCACCCTCCTCGGATCCCCACATATCCTTGGAGAAGCCAAGATGACCGCCGGCTAGCAGGAACTCGAACGCCGCCTTACCGCCCTCAGACCGCTCTATCCCACGAAGTATCTCCTTAAACTCAGCGGAAGCCTTACGACCCTCGTTGGTATTCCCGAACTCCTCGGCCCATGCCTCGTCCCAGGCCTTGATCTCCTCGGACATCATCAGAGCCTCTGATCCCTCTTCCTTTGGTGTCCCATCGGAATACCACTCGCTCTTAGCTATAGCCCTGTCACGTAAAATATCCAGATAAGATCTCCAAGCTATAGGATCGGATTGAAACGCCTTCCAATCGACCTTCCCGTTCCTCACGAACTTATCCATAGCCACATACCTGCTCCTGCGGATACGGGTCATGAAATCGGACGTGGCTTGCGATACCCTACGACCCAGTCTTTCCTCGACCTTCTTATCAACTTTCTCGATCTTATCGTAATAAGCCTGCACCATAGGTTTCTCTCGGTTCTCATCCAACCACCTATTTATCGCGTCGAGATATCGTTGCTGATCCTCGAACGTCATGTCCGAAATATCAAAATTCTGGATGGTAGGTTTGAATACATGATATACCTCCTTCGTAATAGGCTTATCCCCGTCATATCCTACTATGTCGTCACGGGTCTTCACCTTAAGGCCTCTATCGGATAGAAGAAGATCGATAAGCTGTTTCTCGGTCTTACCCATAACATTCTTAAGATCATATATATCGATAATAGCCTTAGCCTGCTCGGTCCTGTATAGTAAATCGTATTTGGCGAAATCACGGGACGAATCAAGGTAATCAGAGTTCTTACCGTTTATCTTCTGTATAAGATCCTCATTATCCTTTATCCCCCATCCACGCTCTTTCATCATCTTCGTCATCTTATTGATATTAGCCACGCCCTCAACATGAGCGTCGTTATAAGCCTTGGCAAGACGTTGCCCTAACATGCCTAAGATAGCGTTCCCGCTATGTTCTAACGTCCCGAAAAACCGGGACATGACATTGATATCCTTATGGATGTTATTTATCAACTTCTTTATCCCATTCCAATATCTTTCCGGGATATTAAACATCCGGAGCTGTCCATCCAGCCAATCCTCGTTACGATCGCTACGAAGGGCGTTTATATCAGACATAGATGTCTCAGCCATCCGCAATATATCATCCATATCCTCTACCATGCCAACCTTGTTGTTGCCATAATAATCCGCCGCCTGATTATTGACGAATCCACGAAGATTCCTGATTAACGGTACTATCTCCCCATATACGTTATCGATAACCTGTATCGTCTCATAATCCAATCCCTTGTCGCTCTTACGCAAGCTACTGGCGACCGTAACCAAATACTCCACCTCAGCCTTGGCGGTCGCTATGACACTCTTGGTGGATAACAGGTTGTTGTTTTTATTAAGCTCACCCCCGACTTGTCTCACCTTCTCGCCTATATCACGAAGAAGGGAGATACTCTCACCGATCCTCTGGCTTTGGCTTGATCTCATCCTCTGCAATCTGGTGTATAGCCTTTCCAATGACCTACCGTTCTTGATCAACTTATTAGCCACGTCAACGTCCGATAACGAGTACATGAGATGATCGCTATCCTTTAGCAGAAGCACGTCAAAGGCGCTTGGATCATCAGCTAACGCCGACTCCTTTATCCTGTCAAGTACCTTATTTAAATCCGATCTTTGGCTGGAGAAGAAATTACGTATAGCTCGTACCATCCTGCCAAACAAGGAGAGCTGGGCGTCCTCGGACGAGGTCAGATCCTCTACCGCCTGTTCCATGCCCGGCACGAACCGCTGGGCCAACGTCTTACCTAGGATCTCCCGCTTCACCATCCAATCCAGCTCCTCTCCTTGGTATTCCTTCCCATACACCTCATAGTAACGACCGGCGAACTGATTCCATAACGACGTGCCAACAACAGAATCCAGCACCTCGTCAATCTCCTGCTGGTTACGGTAAGTATCGACCAAGAAATGAGCCACCTCCTCATTGAGATCCTCTACTGTAGCCCCCTCAGCTAAGGCGATAACACCATTAGCCATGTCAGATAAGGCCCTAGCCGAAGGATCCACGCCATTACGCATCTTATACTTATCCATATACTCAGACATACCCATCACACGGATACCTAACGTGGATAAGATATTGGTAATATCGGTTCTATTCTGAAGATCCTCCGCCTTCTCGTTCTCGATAACCCCACGGACATTGCTTCCGTACAAAGCGTTATCCTCCATCATCAACGACAAGGCTAGCTCCATGAATCCATCATACTTGTTATTAAGCTCCTCAAACTTGCCTTGCCTTAACATACCCTTGATCTCCGATCTGCTTACCGTAACCTTCTCCCCGGACGTAGTGATAAGATCAAGATCATTACTTACCTCCGTATCAAAACCTATAGAACCCAATACGTTCATTTCGGAGGACTGACTTCCAAATCTATTTTTAAGGCTAGAGAAGGCATCCATAGCGTTATAGATCTTAAGACCATCAGAATTGCCGGCTCCAGTAAGATAATATCTATCCCCTAGCCTTATACGCTCCCCACTCAACATACCTTTCTTGATAAGGTAATTAACAAACCCTCCACGAGTGCTTACATCTGAGTTTGAGCTAATACCAAGGACCGGGATGAATGACTCACTGTTATTAAGGGTTATGGAGGAAGAGCCAAAGGAAATATCAGCCGTACCGGACGGGACGTCGCTCTCCTCGACACTGCCGGCCAAGAACCCGGCCTCGACCCGCCCACCGGACGATCCTTTTATGGCGTTGGCGTAAGAGTCGTATATCTTGCCGTCATCCGATCTAAAGAACAGGCGAGGCTCACCGGAATCATATACCAATCTTGAAGATGGAGGAGTATAATTCTCAATATCATTTAAAGGCAAGACATTGCCAGAAAATATGATCTCCCCGTCTATACTTCCGCCTTTCACCCTAATATTAGGTCGTTGCCCGGTAAAAGCGCTTTCCACGGCCTTCCATAACATACGAGCTGTCTCCTTAATATCTATATTCTCCCTGATAGCCCTTATATCATCCCATGACGCCTCTTTCAGTATCGTATCGCCAATATTATCCTCGTTTATGGAATCCAAATCCACCTCCTGTACCGTAGATGTATCTACCACCGCCATATCATTGACATCACCTACCTCTCCGGAAGTAAGATAAGCCACGACATTGTCGCTATTCCCAAGACTTCTGGCCAACGCTGGGGCATCCATGTCGCTTATGGCGGACAAGACCTTAGCTGACATAAGCTGCCCCCACTCGCTAGCGTTAAGTTTGGCGCTTATGGATCTGGCGGCCTCCTTATTCCTTGGTACGGATCTCGTCCAGTTCCCGAACTTAGACCTAAACTTATCGTTATAAATAGTCATATAAGCTTCAGCGGCCTTATTAAGGTCACTTACGGCGGCTATACCCGCTATCTTATCGAACAAGGTGGATACCTCGCCGGAAGGGGTCAAGACACGGGTTATCTTACCCTCCTTATTTCTTTTAATTACGCAACTCGACATAACTTCATGTTTTTACAAAGATAAATAAAAAGCCCCCACAAAAGAGCGGGGGCTAATATCAAAACGCGAGAAGATGATTATAATATCATCCAATCGGTAGCCAGCATGTCAGTCTGAGATGCCGGCCAAACAAAAAAGGGGAAAAAGATCGTATCTGTGCATCCTTACCCACGTACAAAGAGCGATGGTAGTATAACCGTCGTTAAAGGACACAGACGATCTACACCTTGTAAGTGTAAACATAAAATGTGATTCCCACCGGGAGGAACATCCTCCCAGTTTTTCAATCCAGATACCTAAAGAGCTTTTTACCTAAGTAAAAATAATCATTATTCTTATCAACTTTTCCCTGACACGACATCCGATATGCATTTGGCACACCACCCTACCATATAAGATATAGGCTCTTGATTGTCAGCATGAAACTTGACCCCTAACTCGCTAAAAATATCCATAGAGACATGAAACGCCTCGTGAGAGATCATAGACAGATCGACATCTTTGTCATCTATCCACACGACAACCAGTTCCCCGTATTTACCGGTATCCTTAAATCTCACCATAGGGAAAGTAGTCATGGTTGGTTCCGATCCCTCTTCTATCTCAATCTCGAACTCAGAGCCATTCCTTGTCGTAAACCTGTCTATAACATCCTTCGGCTCACATCCTTTCATCACGAACAAGCTCCTCGGATATATCTTAGGATCAAACTCATATACTATCTTATCCATTTTCTTTTCCCCATTCTTTTTAATATTATGTTTCCCAAAAATAGGATCACGTGGATCCTCCTTTGGATTATAATTAAAAATCTTATCAGTTAATTCTTTAAGTTGATTATTCATCTCCATAAGTCTTATAAAACGATCATTCGTGTATGCCTTAAACTCATAAACAGGCAACCCTGAATAGCTGGATATATCAGCGGAAGGGGATACGACTATAAAATCCCCATCATTAATAATTATATGCGTATCATCACGCTCCACGGAATAATATCCATTTTTATCTATAACAGATATGCCAAAGCGTTCTATAGCCTTATTGATATTCGCAATATCATATGGATGAAATTTGAATGCCTCCACATTTAAAGAATATATCATAGCTCTCTTAATTTTTCTATTACCTCAAAACACATCTTACACTCAATCCTACGATACAACTGCCTTACGCCATCTATCGTAGTCCAATAACGACCACCCTCACGGTGTAGGAACTCGCTCATAACCTTAGTGTCAGCCACATCATGTAGGTCGTATGAGTCAAAACATAACTTACATATATCGTCAAGATCAAAATAAGTAACCTTATTATACGATATACAACGGATTTGTCTCCCATCAGGAATCTGAACATCGAAAACATCTATCTTCTCCATATTAAAAAACAGAGGGATGCCGATCCCATCACAGACCGGTATCCCTTATAATAAATTAGCGACGAAAAGCATGGTGATGGACATGCGCCACAAATGTAATTACAAAATTCGTAAAAACAAAATATCAAGGGCAATCACCCGTGCATTCGCATGGAGCATCGCTTTTCAAAACCTTTTCAAAACCCCATATACCCGATTGTCGCTAGTCAGCCATCGTTTGCCGTCGCTCGTGATATAAGCCTGCCGGCATCCCTCCTGATTCACCGTAAGCGTCTTCTTAACACCTTTTGGAGTTGTTATCTTCAGCTCAAGAGTCCGATCAAGACCGTTGTTCATCACCGAGCCAAAGGAAACGGGGGCGCTTCCGGCCCCGGACCCCGGACTGACGGTCAGAGGCTGGTCCGTTACCTCGCCTACCCCGTCCTTCCAATTAATATTCAAATCATTAGCCATAGTTGTATTATTTTTGTTCTATTGCAAAGATAGCAAAACAAATAAACCCCAACCGGCTTAAGTCGATCGGGGTCTGAGTAAGCGAAAAGAAACTGATTATCGTCCCATCATTCTCAATACGGTTCTAGCCGCAGCTTGCGCCCATGTCCAGCTGTCATTAGATGTTACGTTAACCGTCTGTTGAGTACCATTTACATCCAAGTTAATAATCTCCTTGTCAAGCTCGATAGTAGAGTCTCCAGCGGCTTGCGTTACCGTCACGTTGGCTATCTGGCCACCAGCGGCAGTTACCTTCAATGTAGCTGTCAGTTCCTCGATCGTGACGTTGGCCGGTACGTCCGAGATCGTGATGCTCCAAACGAACTCGCCAGCGGCTCCGGGATCGTCGGCGATAATCGCTCCGTTAGCCGTAGTCTTTCCAGCCGCCGTGTAGTTAGCCGGGAGCTGTAACGTAAGCCCGTTCTCCTCAGCCGGCGTGACCGCGAACGTAAGCTTAGTACTGTTAGACTTACCGGTGATGGTAACATTACCACCTGTCTTTTGTACGGAAGCGTTAGGGCTGTCTGATCTTACCACCTCAGCAGCCGCTGCCTGATTAACTACCAACGCCTTCTTAGCCCCGCCGTTCGTGGTGACCGTAAGGTTGATAGTGCGTTGAAGACGACCGGTGTGTTTCTCACCGGAAAAATTAACCGCCTGATCTCCTGATCCCGATACTGGGTCGACGGTTACGAAACCGGATTTTTGTGATGCCATACTTAAATATATTTACAAATGTCATTTTATTATGCCAAAAATAACTTGTATCATATCACAAGCCAAATATAGGGGGGGGGTAGATACGACTAGCCCTGTACAACCTCAACATACAACCCTACTAAGTCCTTTAGATTATGACTAAGAGGAGTTCCGCTATCCCTAGTACACTTATATACATCAGCGTTCTGGATGTAATATTTATCCTTGAATATCTCCATTGGAGGGAAATACGGGATAGGATCCCCTATGGTCCCGGCATGCTCCTTATCAATGACCTTGTATAAGGAAGCCGTATTTAGTCCGGGTTCCCATTCCTTTGATAATGTATGTTGTTGAATAACCTCATAAAGGATATCCGTATCGTCCTTAACCACCCTGAGGCAGAATCCGGCATCCACCGACAACCCGAACTCCGCCCCTTCTTGTCCCCATATAGGGAATAGGACCTTAATATCCAATTTATCGTTAGAGGATAAGGATAAGTCTTTATTATTAACCACCATTCTAGAAAATTTTACAGCCACCTTCTGAGGATCAGAGGCGTCCTTCTCCTTCGCCTGTTGCTGGACGTATGCTGTGGTGACACTTATCTTGTCTGGATATCCGGATTGGACATCAATAGCCCTTACCTGCTCTACGGTAGTGGCTAGATTGATCCGCTTTCGCTTGTCCCCTAACGCCGACATAAGATCATTATCATACTTATCCATCATCCCGATCAAGATCTTGCCTTCCGTTATATCGAATTCCAGACCCATGATCGTTATCTTGCCAGCTATAGCCCCATCAGACAAGGCGTTACGTCTATCATGTTCAGGAATATAGATATTCTGATCATCCAAGAAGAACTCATATAGATTTCCGGTCTCATAAGTTCTTATCTCCTCGTATTTAACTGATTTCTCCTCATTAAGAAGCCTTGACTCATCCAGCTTAGCCTCGATAATCTCCTTGACAGTAGCTTTAGGATTAGCCTCCTTGAACGCCAGTTGCTCCTCCCCAAGCTCTATCCATGGGGCGGGAATACCTTTGGAGTAATCATCATAACTATAGCCCTTGGCGTAATTATCGTCAAGAGGCTCATCTTGAACCAACATCTTGGGATATATCTCCCTGTTTATATATGTAAAACTCATAGCTTATTAATCTTGTTCTTTAACGGCAATGCTATACTTGTCTGAAGCGTAACACCAGATATTTATCTCGAAAGGCTTGTTAGCCGTAGTGGTTATAGAAGTTCCGCTCATGCTGACATAATCCCCGGAATTAGGTATCGCTTGGGTGAAAGCCGCTGAGGGGACACACCTGATCATCAGCTCCTCCCCTACCTGCATCCCTGACTGCACGGATAGGGTGGTAGCGGCTGATAACGTAGCCGTGATACTTCTCTTGCTAATAGGCAGGTTAGCTAATGTCGTGACCGTATTAACTCCTATAAGCCTGTTCATGGTCTTCTTGTCAGCCGCCGCCATCAACCCGTTAGTAGACTCGTTGGCTACGGCGTATGTCGTGTTAGGAGGTGTAGCCCAAGTGCCATCTCCACGAAGAAAAGATGCCTGCTTGCCAGCGGCTGGGGCCGGTACCAATCCCGCAGCACCAGCCGCCGAGGCCGTAGCCGCCTTCATATTGGCGTAGGTAGTATTCGTATCCTTATAATAGGGGATACCACCGACAATAGGACAAGCCGTATATCCAGAGGCGTTTGTCACGGTACTGCCGTTCTTGACCAATCCTGTGGACCCGTTAGCTCCTACAACACCATACATTGTATTAGTATCCGTCCAAGGCACGTTGACATACATCTTACCACTACTATCCAGCTCTACCGGATAATTCTTACCGTTCTCAGTATATCCGATCATCACCAATCCTAATGTCGTGGTATTAGCCTTAGCGTATGTGGTATTTGTCGGAACCACCCATGTGCCATCACCACGAAGGAAAGAGGTTTGCTTGCCGGCAGCCGGCGCAGGCACCAATCCTGCCGATCCTGCGGCTGATGACGTGGCTCCACCCATATTGCTATATGTGGTATTAGGAGGTGTTTGCCATGTCCCGTCACCACGAAGATACTTGGCTTGCGCTCCGGCGGCAGGTGCGGGGACCAAGCCGGCCTTTCCCGCCGCTGAGGCAGAAGCGGCTCCCATATTGGTGTATGTCGTGTTGGTATCCGTCCACGGGACATTCACATACATCTTACCGTTTCCGTCAAGAACTACCGGGTAATTCTTCCCGTTAGCCGAATACCCGATCTTAACAAGACCCAATTTATCGCTTGTAGCTTGGGTATAAGTCGTGTTATTATCAGTCCAAGGAACATTCACGTACATCTTACCATCAGCCAAAAGCACAGCGTAGTTCTTTCCATTAGAAGCATAGCCGATCTTAACCAATCCTAAGGTGTCGGCCGTGGCTTCATTATACGTGGTGTTATTATCTGTCCATGGAACGTTAACGTAAGCGTTGCCGGACGAATCCAGTTGCACCTTATAGTTTTTCCCGGAAGTCGTATATCCTACCTTAATACCGCCAAGAACGGTAGCGGAGGACGTGGGAGGGGCGAAGGTACTTGGTTTGCCCGTAACCCCCGAACCAAGGCACGGAGGAAGCCTGACTGGCCGTGTAAGGCTCATACCCATCCTCACTGCTTAATTTAGACTCGTTTTTTATCAGATACATCTTACCTGTAGACGTGACCTTTACCGTATCACCACTTTGAGCCGTAGCGGTGGTAAGGGCGAATCTAGCCGTATCATCAGCTACCACGATCAATCTCTCCAAAGCCGCCTTAGGTAACCTATCTATGCTGATGGTTCCGGACGCGATCTTAGAGGCATCAAAATTAGCCAATGTCGTGGAGATAGTTACGTTGCTTCCGAAGTCCGATGAGACACTACCAGTAACAGCCCCGGACAGCGCTATGGTCCTAGCCGCCCGTAATTTAGTGGCAGTAGGGGCATTATCCGTCTTAAGAGCATATTTGGTAAGATCAATATCATTAACCTTATCCAAAAGCTGCTCTATCTGACCACCATTGTATTTACCTTGAAAATCCGCCATATTACACTTATTTTTTTTGCTCAAATATAGTTATATACATAAATACCAAGAAATATAGGGGGGGGGGGAGATGCGGGCAGGCGTTAGAAGCCGCCGTCCCCGTGCAGGAATCCGCTACGGAATATAATAGCCTTGTCTTTAAGTTTCTGGACAGACTCCCATTCCCATTCACCCTCACAAGGTCTTATGACATATTTATTGCCCCAGATCTTGAATTTCCGTTCAATAACAAACATCTCCTTATCATTAAGGACATGAAAGATACTCCCGACAGGGAAATACTTATCAGTTCTCAATATAACTCGATGATATCTCTCGTCATATTCAGGATCGCCTACGATACGTGCCTTATAAAACTGAAAATCATTCAACGTCTGATCCACTGGCTCTATCCAATAATACCCCTTACCCATTGCAGTTTGTATTTAATTATCTATATTTGCGGTGTAGTAACTCATAATGTTTTAAGTAATTTTCAACCAAAGGGAAAGGGTGTCCGTGAGGATGCCTTTTTTCATTCCCGCCCACCCTACCATGACAAAAAGATCTACCTCGAACAAATGTAATCATAATAAAGCTACGGTCAAAAAGAAACCCTATCGGTATTCTATTGCCGACAGGGTTCTCCAACGTTGTATCAAACTAAATCATATCACTCCATTTGATTGTGTCACCGACGAAGCACCGCACCGCCAGATACCTTACGAACGCCGTCCCTTCCGGGGCGTCAGGGTCTTCCAGATAAGCCAAGACAGCCTTGACTATTTTCTGGTCGCAATCCAATACCTTAGGAAAGTAGTCGCTATAGAACATAGCGAACAGGTATTGGATATCTCCCCAAGTGGCGTTATCAGGTTTCTTAGCCCCGCATTTATCGAACATCTGCTTAGCGTCCTCCATCGTCCATCTTCTCTTGGATCCGTCGGCGTTAAGCATCTTGTCAGCGGCTTCCCTAGCCAGCTCCTTGGAAAAGTGATATCCATGGGTGTCTATATACCGCTTATAATCCGGGTCATCGGCGTCTGCTCCTCAGTAATAACGACTCCTGCGTCCCCTGCGCATATACGGTTCAGTACCTTCGTACTCGTCACGGATGCCGCGCTCACCGAACCATCCCCTGCGATACATCTCGTCCTCGCGTTCATGGAGTCTCTCACGCTTCTCAAGCTCGCGCTCGTCACGTTCCAGTTCCCTCTCACGTCTTTCAAGATCACGCTCACGGCGTTCTAGCTCATCCATCCTACCGTCATGCTCCTTGCCATAATGGTCATATATTCCACCACCATAACCCATGTAAGTCCCATCCGAACGTCTGCTACGTCCACGGCCGCCTCTACGATCGTAGATCTCGTCATTGTAGTCCTCTTCGTGACCGCCGCCTAAATCTATAACTCTCATCTTAACCTAATTTTTTAATTAACAACTCTTTTAGCTCATCGAAAGAGGATCCCATCCTATCGACTTTCTCCTCAAGATTCTTGATCTTCCGGTCTTGATCCTTAGTCTGCTTAAAAGCCGGATTGATTTCCTCAAGGATCGAATCACAAGCCTCTAGCGTCCTCCTATGCTTATCGATACTATCGAGAATATCGGAGCTGGTTCTCTTAGCGGCGTTAAGCTGGTTCATGATCGGATCGACCGAGCAGGCCAAAGTTATGTTATTGGACATAGCGACATCCCTGCTCTCCGGTACGACGTAGGTCATGGAAGACCCGTTTATCTCCACGGTAAGGTCTATCACCCTATCCTGTAGTTGCTGATATTGCCCCATCTGACCCATCTGGGGTTGCTGGAACCTAGGCTCGGACACGTTAACCACATTCCCCATCCTGAACACCGGAACATCGGACGTATCCAGCGTATATACTTGAAATCCTTTCTTTAAGTCTCTAAACATATCTCGATTTTTAAGCGGGAGGGAATACCCTCCCATTAGACATCCAATCTAACCTATTCCTCATCAACAGTCGTCTCCGACGCCGAGGCGGAAGTTGTAGGCACACAGCAATCCATGAGCCTCAATACACCCCTTACCTTGTTGAAATAAACAAGGCGTTCGGTGTTGTTAACCATAGCCGCTCCGGTCACAGCCACGTTGATCGGATTCACCACAGCCACGCCGGTTACCGGGCAGCATGTGTCATCACCTACCGTGGATACGGTGCTGTTCGCTGGAATAGCTATCTGTACTGGCAATGTCTCGCCTGTTGTCGGAACCACCTGCCGGATTTTCAGCAGCAGAAGGCCCTCGCATGGCAAGGACAGCCATATCCTTGGGTTGATGCCGAAGATGGTGTTGGTAGTAGTCACTACCACGTTCTTCGTGACCAACTCATAAAGAGACCCTATTTTAGAAACACAAGCCATAATAGCCTCCTTCCTTTATAGAGTTAAATAGCGGCGTTTCCGTTGTTGCAGCATCCATTGTTGCACCCACATCCGTAATTACCTCCATAAAATGCTTGACCCCATCCATAAGTCTGGTAAGGAGAGCATGAAGGATAAGCCGGCACAGGGGTAGGTCTCAACTGGTTGATCAAATTCTGAGTCTGTTGCTGAGTCAACGCGGAGGCTTGGTAAGCCGACCTTTCATCACGCAACTGATTGATCGTATTCTGCATCTCACGCATTTCCAATTGACAGAATTTATCATTAATCAAGGTTGTTTGAGCATCAATCTTAGCGCTCAAGATATTGAACCGACTCGTGGCTTGCTCACGATTGTTCGTCAATCCTTGATTAATAGTGTTTTGTAACGTGTTAGTCTGATTCAATGTCTCAAGACGATTCTCATAACCTTGATTGTTGATCATCTGCTGAGTCTGGCAAGTGCTTTGGTTGATCAAAGAACTCAAATTGCAGCAGCAAGAGCTAATTTGATTACCGATCTCACAACCTTGTTGCTGTACGGCGTTAATAACAGCCTGAGAGGTCATACCTACCTGACCAGCTACCTTATCGATAGCGCCTTGTACGTTACAGATAGCGCTTTGCAATTGAGTGGTAGTACAGTTCAAGGCGTTAGCGATCTGATCGATAGCGCTTCTGTTACCTTGGATAGCCTGCATCAGTAACTCACGACCATAGTCGTTATTCAATTGAGCGGGAAGACCATTAGCGCAATTCTCACCACCGTTACCAAAACCATTGCCAAAGCCACGGCCGCCCCATAACCAGAACAGGACGATGATCCACAACCACCAACCGTTAGCCCCGCCGAAACCGTCTTGGTTGTTACGACCGTTCATCAAAGCCGCTACCAAGTTCGGATCCATCTTATTTCCGCCTATTAAGTTGGCGAACATCCCCGGAATCATAGATAATAAACCGTTAGTGGCGCTTCCACTACCGGAACCCATACCGTCTAACAAAACGATTTTGTCTCCACTTGTACCCATGTCTATTTATTTTTGAATTAATAATAACCCCACCTGATGGCGGGCGTTACAAAGTTCAAAAATTAACAGCCCTAAGATCGTGATATGTGTCATCATCAAAGTACTTAATGTCTTGTAAATGGGATTAATAAGAACCGATACAAGACGAAAAATCCGGAGCGTATCACTACGACCCGGATTCATCGCAAATCTATAAAATTCAATGTTTCAATGCTCGAAAGAAAACGTCTCACGACGTCAAAGAGAGATTAACTACACGAAAAATCTCGCATCAACTTATTTGTATTAGCAGTGTATTCATTAACTATCTTGCTGGATGAGGGATCATCCTCTATCCTTGACAGGCGGTTATCGTCACTCCTTACCGTAACATCACCCATCCTTCGTACCATGTTTTCTTGATATGATGATGGATCGGAGTATATAAGATCATCAACGAACCTGTATATCGCACCATCAACCGTCTCACCTACCTTCTCATATAAACCGGATTGGAATGACACGAAATCATCATACCTCCCACGAGCCAAGAACGAACCGTCCGATCTCGCCTCGACGCCGCCGTTGACCTCCCGGAGCAGGGCCGGATTCCTTTGGTACAGATACCTGTAAAACCCGACATCCATCATCCTATCCTGACCATCCAGATAGAAAAGGTTTCTCATGCTACTGTCACCGGACTCGATAGCCACGTCAAACAGAAGATCCCTTACCTGACCTTCCGGCAACGACATCTCCATGCTTTTTAACGTACCTCTGTCATGGTGGTTCAAAGATACATTATAAAATCCATTAAAATCAAGGAAACGTAAGACATTATTATATAAATCCGTTTTTTTTAACCTTTCCTTGATCTGGATCTTCCTCAACGAGGTACAGGATTTGATAAAATCCCGATCCTTTCCCTGCCTAGCCTCGTATCTCCTGAACTCTCGATCAATATCGACATCATCCATCTCAGGAGTCACGGGATGTTGGAATATTAATCTGGTAAGGATCATGTTCTCGGTATTCGAGGATGAGATGTTGGACATAACTAGCTTCTTTATGTTATCCTTGACCACACCAATATCAGAACGGGAAGCCCCGGCGGGAATCACGCCAGCCGGCAAGTACGAGGGCCGCTCTATCCCGATATCGGCCAACATCTCATAGGCCTGATCGGTGTCGGTTATCGGGGCCGTGTTATGGTACGTATTCCTACCCATATACAACATGCTCCTATCATACATATCGGAAGGAGATGTATTCCCGGACCTTACATACACCATCCTATCCCCAGTAGAATAAGTATCCTTAACCTCGTATATCGGGTTCCCTTTTCCTGTTATCCTATCAAGATCGGAGATAAAGCTATCGTATACCAGATTGCCGGCCTGTATGGAAGATAACATGACATCCAGCGATGCCATAAGATCACGGATATCCTCCGGTCTGGATATAACCATCTCATCGCTGATCGCATCGCTTATATCCACGCCCATGTCGGCAAGATCCATGGCTATGTCATGCAGACGTCCGGCAACGTCCTTGATGTCCTTAAAATCATCCATATCTATTATCTCCCCAACCTTATCCCTTAGACCCTTCATATCCTTAGGCATACTGATATACGGTGTGGTACTATTGAAGTACGAGTCGGTAATCGTATTTCCGTCCTGACTCCGAACCTCCATACGGGTCATATTACGATACGTGTCATACATCCGATCTGCGTAATCCTGATCCTCCTGATACCGGAGTGCCAAGGAAGGGTATGGGATGGAGGCGAAAGCCTGATCGAACTCCCGGCGGTCGCTGATACCGCCTACCGCCCTCATGATCGTATCCCTTACCTCCATTGGATTCAAGGCTCTTCTCTTCCCTAACGAGTCATATGTATCCTCATATATCATATAATCATCACCAAGGCCTGACTCGGAGGATAGGAAATACATATCCTTCTCATTAAGATCCCCGTCAGACATAAAATCGACAACCCTCCTCATCATATCCCTTACCCGCTCATACGCCGATCTGTTGGTCATGATATTATCAATCTCATCGGCGTCATACATCCCGGATCGCTCAAGATTGTACCTATTGAGAAATATATCACCACCGGAGAGGAAATTGGATATGATCATATCATTAAGATCGTTGATATTATCGACTCCCAAGGAAGTAAGGGTGTTATTGATATCCTTAACCTCATCGGCCATGAAATTGCCAGCGAAATAGTTCTTCCGCTTGATAAAGGACATGACATCATCATACCTAGGTTCCCCGTTACTATCTAGGTCATATTCCGATGGCATGGACATCCAATCGCCAAAGAAAGACACGAAGTCGGTGGAGTAGGCCGTACCCCAGACCGATAAGGCCTGCTTCTGGTCGCCCAGCACCTCCATAGCCCTTTGGTATAACCCGGATGGTTGGTCGTTCGGGGCAAGGACATTATCTATCCCACCCTCCTTATTTTTTATAACATAACAAGATCGTCCCATTACTAAATCGTTTTGACACAAAGATAGAAAATCCCGCCTACTCTCACGAGCGGACGGGATACCAAAATAACAACATAATAACAAACCTTATGTTTCTACTGAAAAAGTACAAATCATTTTGCCGATCCTCACGGACAAACAAAAACTAAATCCTAAAAACAAAAAAATGAAACTTATCGTTTAGCGAAAAATATCTTTATCCGATCTACTGAGAACCCTACCTTTTAATTCCAAGAACCTAGGCATCCATTCCCTAGATATCTTAGACACGATCCACTGGAATCCCTTAGGAGTTACATAAACAGTGTTAGTTCCATAAAACTCATCGTCATCACGATATCTGTAACGAGCATAACCACGATCTATCATCCTTTGGGAAAGCAACCACCTCTTACCGGTCTTAGCGAAGAACTTATTATCCTCAAGCAATATACGAAGATTCTTCTCCGCTATATCATAACCATGAGCCTCCAACTTCTCCCGAACCTCTCTGATCAACATATCTGTCTCTTGGGCTATTTCGGCTGTCTTAGCGAACTCAACCATAGGAGCCTGTTCTTTGATAATATTATCAGATATCCTTTTGGCTTCCTCTGCAGCTTTCTTCGCCTCAGCTAATGCCTTTTCTCCTTTTCAGATTTAAGTAACGCCTCTAATGCCTCTATATAATCAGATGGAAGATCGTTTCTGCTTATATCAGAGTTATTCCTATTTATTGATGTATGCCCTTTCAATAGAAGTTCCTTTATCTTGTCTGCACACCATAACTTAAAATCTATACTAAGCCATTGAGCAAAATCTATAGCTATATCTTCATGCAGCCATACTCCACCTCCAAAAGCTGGCATTCCAGTCTTCTTTATAACTAACTGATTTTCAGATTTACCAGTTTTTCTGGTAATTGCACTAACCAGCTCATTTGCAGATGTTAGCGATAAATAATCATTTGGTCTTCTATTGAAGTGTTTAGCCATCTCTGTGGCATTAATATAAGTCGTTCCATTGATCGTCTTAAAAGTCACCTCATTTCCATCATAACTAAAAATCTCAGATAATTCACTCATAATATAAAAACAACGAGAGCCACCAGCGTCCGTTACTCCACTGATGACTCTCATCTATCGCCTACGTCTAGGCGAGTTAATATCTTCTTCTGGTCTAGCAACGGATAGACACCGCAAATATAAGACCTTATTTTGAAACTACAAACAAACAGGATATATTTTTACAAAAAATGTAATCAATTATATTCCTCTGTCATATACAATGCATAATCATACCTATCCTCCATCATCATCACCACCTTCTTGATATCAGATAAAGTTAGTTTCTTTATCTCCATATTCCTGCTATCCATTCTGACAAAAGAGTCCTTGAACTCCTGCTCGGTTATAGCCTCCAACCTAAATAGATTGTATTTTATAAGCAACTGGCTTACGTCAAATATCAGGATATTAAGATCAATATCATCCTTCAACTCATTAAGAAGATCACGCATCATGGCTTTGATAGCATCGGTGTCAAGTTCTAGTTTCTCGGCCTCTCTCATCAGCTTCTTGATGATGCCATTGTGCTCGATTATGATGTTAGCATTATCATCATCGGTAGGTAGAAGGATATCCATCGTACATTTTATACCAACCTTATCACTAAGCCTTTTATTGAACTCAGTCATATAGTCAAAAGCCTGATCCCTGCTTAATGCGTATGTATGATCAAGCAACTGCTTTTGTCTGACATCGACAAAATAGTTACTGGTGTATAACATCATCAAGACCTTTACTCGCTGGATGCGTAGGTCTTGCATAATTTTCCGGTGTAAAAAAGCATCTAATTGCATAATACAAAGAGTCCCCACCGGGGCCATCACACACCCGACAGGGACCAACTTTTAAATATCTTACTCGTCAGGTGATGGACTGACGCCGCAAAGATAAGTCAAGATATTTAATTTAGCAAGGATTTTCCGCCTCATTTTCTCCGGATACTACGTTACCGTCGGAAACCAAAGACCTATCCTCAGCAGCCTTCACGGGCGAGGCGGACCCCGATTGGAGGTCAGACGGGCTGCCGAACGGGGTCACAACCTCCTCGAAGAACGTCTCATCCCTCCTGATACTCATCCTGAACTTAGGGGCTATGAAAGGATCGTTATTAAGATCGATGTTGATCGTAACGTCATTCATCAAAATATCCTCCTTAGTCCTGGAATCGCCTATCCACCCTCTTACGTCAGTAGTCATAGGCATCTTACTAGCCGCTTCCTTGACAGCCCCTAGCCGTTTCTTGATAACATCCACGTCTCCCGTCAACGGAATCATATATGTCTTATTATCCAACCCGGATCTGGCTATAGCGTTATTAAGATCCATTATATCATCAATACTTACGCCTCCGCCTAGACCTTCCATAATCCTATCAGCCATCGATCCGATCATGGATGAGAATGATGATATATCCTGATTTTTCAATCTTACGGGGTACAGGTAATTTCTTCCATTTCCTGTCTTTATAGCTACAACCGGGATACGCGAATTTTTATAATTACCATACTTGTCCCTAACGATAGCCGTACAGAACGGGAATATGTTATACCTAATATTATCCTTCATCGTAACCTCCCCGTTCTCTATATATCCTACGCTCTCGACCTTACCAACCGTCTCATTGGTAAAGTCATTTTCGGATACCATCAACGTACCATTATCATCACTTATGCTAAAATTAGGTCTTCCCGGCAAAACACTAGTTACTGCACCTACGAACGGTATATCAATCTCGCCAGCGACAGATCCTACATTATCCCTATACAACTCAAAGGCCATACTCCTTAAATCAGCGTTACTTCCTTTTGAGTCCGGGTCATTGGCTTTCAGTACCGAGACGAAATTGCCATCGCTATCCACGATCTTAATAACCATATTATCAACCAGCTCTCTGTAAGCCGACTTAGTCTCATCAGAATTAGGATCAACGGCGTTAAGTCTATTGTATTTATCATACAGTCCCTTGGTGTATGGATCTGACATATCCATCTTAAACCTTACCATATCACCCTTGCGAAGGCTAGCCGCTGCTTCCTGATTCACCGACTCGTTGTTAGATCCAAACGTATCACCCGTATAATAAGGGATAATAGACCCATCCTGCCCCTTGCGATACACCATGAACCAGATGGAGGTCGATAAGGCGGTCTGCCGCCCCAGTATGACACCGGTAGCGTTCTCGAAAGCCTGAGTGTCATCCTCACTAATCATCCATCTTGAATGATTCTTGGACTCAATAACGCTGAACATGTTCGTCCCATCAGTAAAATCCATCACCATCTTATCATCCATAACATATTCACCGGGCGTGACGAGAGCCTTAAGCCCGGATCCCGCCATAAACCTGTCAAGCCTCATCCCTCCTACCTCATAATACATGACCCCACCGATCTCCCTCTTTTGAGCCATCAACACCACCGGATTCTGGGCGGCGTTGACCTCCGTCCTGCCGGTGGATGTCCCGGGTTCGCTCTCCGAGAGAACATCACCCATAGGTATAGACTTATCGTAATCCTTGACAACCATACTTCCATTATTATACAGCCTCATCCATTCCACGAATTGAAGAAGAGGATCATCAGAATAATTATTAATGATATCAATAGCCTCATTAAGTTTATCCTGATCAACTTCATTCCCGTTGTCAATATCATTCATAAGATCATTGTAAGTCTGTATAGCCCCCTTAACCTGATCCTTATCAAGACCATTAATGTTTATATCTATGATATCATCAATAGTATCTCTGATGTTATTTAAGACGTTATCGTTGGTATTTAACCTATCTATCATTGACCTAATCTTATTAAGCCTAGCTATAGGATTATCGCCAAACCCATTTACAAGATCATTGATACGATCCTTATTATTATCATATATCTGCCTCTCCCTAGGAGATAAGATATCCTCATTACCGTTCCATATCTTTATAGCTATATTATTGATTCTATCATCAGAAGGATTTATGATATCCTCATTATCAGGTACATTCTCAACGATACCGCCCTCATCAGCCTTGATGTCATTCTCCATAGATCTGGCGATCATATGATTATAGGTCTTGAACATAAATGCTTCGTCCTCTCCTATAAGACCATCTTGATAAGCCTTATCTATGACCTGATCATTGGCATAAAGGGAATTAGCATCAGGATCATCGGTATTCCTGAAATCATACTTGCTGTCATCCTCCTCATAAGTCTTCCCCCATGCGTTCGATAATATCTTCATGAACCCGCGCTCCTGCGCCCGGATGAATCTTCTGTCACGCATACGACGAAGTGACTCGTTTATATTCTTATAAGCCACAAGATTATGACGATACTCGCTAAGCAACGCCATAGCCTCCTTATGATTATCAACCCCACGGATAGATACGGCATTCTCAAAACCGACTATAGTCTCATAAGCTGCCATAAGATCGGCGGCGCTGATCCTTGATTCATCCCTGTTTAATAACAGCTTAGATATATCTGTCTCTGAGTTAACTAACGTAGCTAATCTCCTCTCCAAAGCAATCCTATCCTCCGTCAATTTAAGAAGTCTATCATTCTCATTGGCTAACTTGACCTTATCAGACTCAAGAGCTTCCTTAGATGTGACACTCTGCTGAAGCTTCAAAACATTCTTCTCCATTTTCTGTATATCATCTGTAAGCTTCCTGAGTTTCTCAAGATCCCTACTCGAATCAGGATTAAGACGAGAATATATATCTAAAGCAGATCCTATATCCGTATTGTATATCCTTCCTAACTGATTAGCGATATCATCCAAGTTATCCTTAGCCTCAAGACCGTTATAAGCCATGTTGGAGATATAGGTGTTAAATGATCTATTGGATATACCATCGGTAAGGGAGTCGGCAAATCTGCTGGCCAAAGTAAAATTATCAACCTTCTTATTGAACTCACTGATAAGGTTGGACTTATACTCATTTACCTGCTCATCTGTCATATTCATATCGGAGGCTATATCGCTATTAGGTATAGACTCGATGACTGTCTTGAAATTCTCCTTAGTATCATCTAACATCCCCATTTCCTGATCATAACGAAGACGATTGAATACAGCGTCACTAAAAGTCTTATCTACGATTCTAGAATTAGGTATATCGTCAGCGTTATTATCCGTTTTCAAGCCTGATAATTGAGCGTTCAGAGCCATGCTGCCACGAATAGCTTGGACGGCCGCCGAGGTCAAGGCGCCGGCATTAGTGTTGTAGGCCTCCACCATCCCCTTGTTACGGGACATGTCTTGGCTCCATTCCTTTATACCTCCAAGACTTTTTCCTCCCATAACCGATCCAATAATCATACCGATGCCGATCTCCTTCCATCCTTGGCTAGACCCGTACGTCTCCTTGAACCCATTCTTTATAGCCTCCATATAGCCTATATTCTGCCGGATAGCCATAGGATTGTATCTTGATTCTACCCAATCCTTGGCGGACTTACTAGCCACTCCCTGAAGACCTTCCTCATACAGACCCTCTGACACTGGGCGCTTGATGATATTGAACGTATTTCCGGCTATTTTCTGCCATTTCTTTGGTGTTATGGCTCTTAACGTACCGTTATCCATCCTCTCGGCACCTACGCCAAATATATTGCGTTTTATGAACTTATCCACACCAAGATCCATGCCAAACATATCGCCGAACATAGCTATATTGGATAATGACAATATGCCGACGTTGGCGGCAAATACGGCATTAGCGGCATTGGCATTGTCAGCTCTGAACTTCATAAGCTCCTCATATGGGACTTCCCTTCCATAAGCGTTACGGTAAGACTGCCTGAAATTCTCCTCAGCCTCCATCAGCATGCTTCTGGCCTCGACAGACGCCTCCCACGAGGTAGATGTGCCAAGGAAAGCGAGGGTGTCCAGTCCCTTGCCTATCCTCCGTCCCGTACGGGCGGCCCTAAGGTAGACGCCGAACGCTTTCTTGGTATCCGAAGCCGCTTTGCCTATCCTAGCCAAAGCCACGCCCGCCCTAGCTCCCGTACGAGCTAAGTTCATCAATCCAGCGCCGGAATATACGGCTGACGATAACATGGCTCCAGCGGTAAAAGCAAGACCGGATAAAAAATCGTTAGACCAGAAATTAGCCGTGGTCATGCTTTGAAGGAAATTCATATCCCGCTCCTCACGATTGTAATAATGAGCAAGACCGTAATCCATCTTCTTGTCCTGATCATCCAACCATCTCGTGAAATCGTTATCAAAAACAGCGTTAAAATTACCTCTGGATACACCGGCGTAAATACCATAAAAAGGCTGAATAAAACCACCTAATCCATACAAAGCGGCTTTACCTACAAATTTCCCCAAACCTCTCATCCATTTCTCAGTCCTACCTCGACTCCTAGATAAACGTGTGTCGTTATCTACACCGGGGATATAAGACTCGTATTTAGGTATCCAAGTACCGCTACTAAGTCGATACCTTGAATCCTCCAACGATATCTCCGGACCAGTAAGATTAAACCTGCCCTTATAGCTTTGATCAGAAGCCATATATCCTAATGGGGACATATGTTTCATATCATCATAATAATTTGTCTTAACAGTATTCTTGATCCTCTCCGACAATGACGGTATCTGGGACTTTGATCTCTCGGAAGCGGAATACGGATCCAATACCGGAGGCAGGTCACGATCCGGTATATCATAGGGATCCGTACCAATAGCCTTTATATTATCTACGTTTATGGTAGGATATCTGTACTTCTCGGCAAGATCCTTTCCGTTAGAGGTATTATTATAGATTTCCATTGCTTCCATTATTTCCACTATTTCCGTTATTCCTGTTTCTTATCTCCTGATCAATCATATCAGCTATGGGCGAGATGAAGCTCTCGAAATCATCAGTAGTAGATCTTCCCTCGCTCCTCCAATACACCTCATTCTCCTTGCTAAGTATCTGTTGCCATGCCATGACCAAATAATACTGCGGGCAGAAGTCGATCTTCCTTGCTACCTCATCAGCATAGTTAACGCCATCCAGACCAATTGAATACAACGGGGTATTACCCTCTCTAGCCCCTCCTTTGCTATATATATCAACATTTATCCCAGAAGAACCATTATTATACTTATATCCGGAAGCCCTTAACTCGTACATAGAAGCGTTATCGAACAACACGTCAGTAGCGATCATCATCTGATTCTTCCTGATATTACCGTCATTTATATTCGTAAACATATCTATATAAGGCATTACCGTGTCCTTGGCCCCGCTAGCGTAAGCGAATGGAGCTACCAACAATGACTTAGCCATCTTCCCATAAGCGTTGTTGCTTGAGCTGGCGAAAGATATGGGTACGACACCGGAATCATAGGTCTCGGACGGGATGCTTACATCCTCTTTGTAGAAAGTAAGTCCATTCGCAGCCAGATCAGCCTCGCTTACCTCAACAACAGATCGACCATCACCTCCATTATTGCCAATGATCTGATAATTACCATCACCTATAGGGGATATGGTAAACGTTATCTTCGTATTGGCATTATCCTTATCCTTAGGAATAAAACCGCCACCACGGGTAAATAGGTCACTAACCTTTATATAATCTTTCTCTTCTTGACTTTTAGACGGATAATCACCGGAGAAGATATACTCACGCTCGGCATACTCATGACGATATTGTCTCAGGTAATCCTCGCCAGCACGTTTAGCGTCATCAGCGATCCTACCTAAATCCCCACGACTCCATTTATGTCTTAATAAATCATTCCTCTCTTTATGAGCCTCATCATATATAGCGGTAGCGACAGCGATCGCCCTGTTATCCCCGGCAAACCTATCTCTTATTTCCTCAATGTGCTTATTCTTACTAGCCCCAGATACGGCAAGAGACATTATAGATTCAATATCATCAAGCGAAAAAGACGTTCCCATTAAATCATTCACACGATCCAATAAGACACCTGATTGACCCGAATCCATTGATACATGAGGCATTTCTCCTTCAACACCGTAATTAATAGTATTTATATTATCATTTAACAAAGAGCTGTAAGCGGACAACTTACTCCAATCATTTAATGTTATATCGTTTATACCATTTATATCAAAAACCTTATCGCCATTGTTATTAATATCTCCAAGATTGAATGTGCCGAATCCATAACTAATATCTATACCTGACCCACTGTCCGATCTAGCTTCTCTCTGAATTATAGTATCAATACCATCCAAAACAGCATTGCTCGCCTTATTGAATCCATCATTGATCTTATTATACTTCCCTCTTTGGGTATTTAATCCAAGAAGCTTCAAATAACTATCCTGACCATTGTAATCAAGCAACTCGTTCCTTGACCCTCCATTGGCCTTGAAATAAGCCATGATAACCTGATCGTTATCCATATCCTTGACCACGTTACTATTCTCAGGATCAGACGCCCATGCGTCGATCTTCCTTCTAGCGTCATCTGATAATGACTTAACGAAATTACCCATGCCGGTAGTCACCGCCTTCTCGTTGGCTATGAACCCGTTCATGAACTCATCGCTTATGCTCACATCGTCAAGGTTTGCGCTCTTGGTAACCACGGTAGGCCCGGTCGTGTCATCACCTCCGCCACCTCCATTCTCCGACTTACCCGATTTGCTGGCTCTCATCAACGCTGCTTTCTCCATGGCTAGATTATGCCTTTTTGTCTCATTAAACTTAGCTCTCTCTATCATCTGCTGATTAGCCTTGAAATAATAATCATCAACACCCAACGTCTCGTATGAGTTATTATAAGACCATCTCAGCCCGACGCCACGAAGGAACTGCTGTCGTACCATGAACATGCCGGCTCGCTCCGGGCTGTAGTTGCTACCGATAACGCCCTCGGCCTCCTCCACGAAATCATTTCTCTGCTTGATAATATCCGCCAGCTCCGACTCCAACTTAGCCCTCTTGGCCTTGTCATTGCCAACGCCCTTTAGCTTGGCTCGTATGGATTCTTCCTTGACACTGAAATCATCAATATACCCTTTAAGGAAATCTGAGGTGCTTTGAACATTAAATAAGTCAGGATTCGTTCTAGCCATATATCTTCCCTCTAATTGCATCTGAGCCTTACCGTTCTCAGATATAGAAGCCATGGCTATATCCCTGACCTGAGCGTAACTCATCTCATCTATATACATCTCACGCATCTCGCCCGTCCTGTTGCCATTGGCATCAGTCACCGGTACATTGACTTTCTTCCCCTTGTTAAGGGAGATGAAATTCTTCATCTTCTCATCAATCTCAGCGTGGTAATCCGTATAAGGGGTATAATGTATAGGATTAAGACGTGTCCCTACCTGACCGTCATTCATCCAAGCCACGGCATCCGCAAAAGCCTCAGCCTCGTTTATAGGACTATACATCTTGGGATTGTTCAGCTTCATATCCTCCATCTTCTCGCTAAAAGCCCGGATCTCCCTAGTACCGGCAATAGCATTCAACACACGGGTATCCAGAGCTTCTCCAAGACGAGCCTGTATGCTTCTGGCTATACCGTCGGAAGCCAAATTAGATTTACGATACACGTTATTCACGTTCTGTATCAGCCCATTTAACCTATTCTGAAGATATTCCCTATCCTGAGGTTTTATAATGTCAGAATTAATAATATAATCAGCATACTCGTTTATAGCCTGCCGATTGGTATCTATCTTCTGCTGCATGTACCCCATCCCCTGCATCATGACATCCATGTTGTAGGGCGATACATACTTGCCGTAATTCCTTAATATACTATATTGTGAAGCCATCCTTTATCCTTTCTTGCCTTTAGTTACTTCCTGAGCAGGATATAATCTCCTATAACTCAATATATCTCCTTGAGGATCAGCGATCAACTGCCCATTAGGACCGATCTTGACATCCCCGAATATAGACCTTAATGTATTCATGGTCGTAGCCGTATTCCACTTCTGCTGGATCTCGTCATTTACGCTATCGAAATACCTGCCCCAGTTCTCGTCATTTATAGCCAATCCCTGCAATATACGTTGCTGGTAAGCTTGACGTTGGGCTATATTCTTATCGTACGTATTAGCCCATGACTGAGCATTGACATTATCAGCCCAAGTCCTTTGAGCCACGTTCCCTTGTTCTACTTTATTAATGTATCTACCTATATTGGAACTCATGATAGCCTGTAAGTTGGATGATAAAGCCCCTCTCTGGGAATCCGGGACATTACCCATCTGATCCAATTGTGATTGGAAAGCACGATTGGCCTCAACCATATACTGATCAGCCGATCTCAACACCGGATCCACGGTAGGAGCGTAATGCCTTTCCAGACCTTCCGTTGTCACGGCTCCCGGAGTCATCCTGAACACCTCAGGGAAGTCAAGGCCACCACCCACTATATTCCTGTTCCAGTTACCATTATTAGTCTTACCGGTGTTAGTACTGGCATTTGTATTGGTCTTAGGGAGTGTATTAGGATCAATCAGCTCAGGCATATCCAACTTAACATCAGGATCCTCCACATCACCTATATCCATAGGACCGGGATCCACCTTATGAGGGTCAAGTATAAAATCAAGACCTTCCATTCCTTTCATGGATCTCAATGCCTGCATCTTAAGCATATCATCGCCAAGTATCTTATTAACGACATCCTTGTTCTTGTCAGAGAATAGTTGGCTAAAATGGGTGATACCAGCATCGTTAAGAGCCTTATGCTGTTCCTCTGTAACAACGTCTAGACCGATCATAGGGCGAGATGTGGTAAACAAACCTAATTTATTATCTCTCATCCTATCATGATATGCGGCTTTCTTGTCTTCCGGGTAATTACCTTGACTATCCTCACCGCCAAAGGAAACGAGCGTCGTGTAATCCCGAAGCGCCTCGGCGTTGGCGATGATCGGGTTCTCAGCCGTAGCCAAGCCCATCCAGCTACTTGTCTGACCGTAGATAGCGTCTTGCAATGCCCTAGCCCTAGCGCCCTCTGAAGCTCCCATATAAGCATCGTAAGCGACCGGATTGAATGTCTTATAATAATTCAACCTTTCATCCGTATTAATACCTCCATAAGAGCCATCAGTTCCTTGGCGTTGATAACCGAAATAGTTAGGATCATTGTTGAACCTATTCTCGATCGGACGGAAAGTTAATTTACGACCGAACAAAGACGTGCCTCCTATCTCCATCTTCTGACGAATACCAGCCACTTTCTTAAGCAACTCTTTCTTAGCCTCAGCTATATCCTCCTCCGTAAGACCGTATTCTTTCATGGATCTGGATATGATGTTATCTATCTCACCACCCTTAGCGAAATACGTATCCTCATCCTTCTTCATCTTCCGGTCTTCCTGCTCCTTGTATATGACATTAGCGAAGTCCGTAAACCTTCCCTCTAAGCCATTAACGGTATCGTTACTATCATTTATAGCCTTAGATAATACGGAGGCGTTTAAACGCCTTGTATTCTCGTCATCTATCTTATCGTTTTTCTTCAGCTTCTCCAGCGCCTTTTTCTGATCATCGTAAGCCGATTTAAGACCGATCTTAGCCTTATACCTGTCCATTAACGTAGCATACGTATCCTTAGGCGTGGCTTTGATCCCATACGTATCTCTGATGTATTTAGCGAAATCCGGCTCTATGGTTGTGTCGTCGGTAATAACCTTCGTTCCCTGCTCCAAGGAAACGGGGGTTCCACCATCGGCGTGCTTCTGCCCCATAGCCTCCATCGGCGCCTCTCCGGGCTGCGTCACGTACTCACCCTTCTCGACCTCTACGTTGGCTTGATCTTCCATCGACTTAGGTAACGGATACAGGTACTCACCGGTAAGGCTTCCGCTATCGAACCTATTATTAGGCCCTAGATAAACACCCCCACCATCCTTGTACTGCATCTGGGATTGCCTTCTTTGTCTGGCCTCACGCTCCTGAGCCAACCTGATATTGGTACGAGTACCTTTCTCAGACGCTATCCCAGAAACCACGTTACGAGCCAATCCCATGATACCACTAATTCCTGAGGCTATGGTGGTTATCGTATTAGCCGTTTTAGCCCTAGTGGATAAATCTCCATATCCCTCACTTCTCATACGCCCTATACCACGACCCATCTGAGTGAATCTAGACCCTATATCATCAGCGCCATAGTAAGGGATGGTGGTAAAATCAAAAACATCCGTACTACCAGACTTATCAACCTTCTTATTACTGTCAACCAAAGCGCTCAAATCACTTGTATCAATGGTATTAATATCAGGCTGCTGAATATCAAATCCTATCTTGGTAGACGAAACCAAAGGCTCCACTCCAATACCCTGAAGACCAACAACATTACCTGGCATAATAGGGGTGACTTCCCCGGCCTCTTGATATTTAGGTATCTTCCTCTTGATTACATACTTGCTCATATCAAATTAATTTCGTTCTGACACAAAGATAGTTTAAAAAAAATAGAGACTCATCATTTCACAACGATGAGTCTCTCAGCAAATGCTATTATTATGTACAGAATTAAATTCTTTTTATGAATAATGATCCTATAGCCTTAACCAAATCATAGAAACCGGCAGAACTGAGACCTACAGCCACTCCATATAATAGAGCCTCCCACCATTCACTCCCTATAAGCAATGGAGACACCTTTAGAAACCACGCTAATATACAAACCAGCATACCTATGACTACGGCGGATAGGACTTTAGCCCACTTATGGGTGTCAATATACGGCACTACCTTGGCTAACTGCGTAGCTGACATCGTGACGAAAGCCATGATGCCGGTGAAGGTAGTTAAATCAATAGTGATAGCCCCTTCTGATGGGATTACCTCTTGCGCCATCAAAGCGAACGGCGTCAATAACATAGCAAATAAAAATAACAATCTTTTCATATCTAAAACGTTTAATTACTTCGCAAATATAACACTAAACTGATTAGATATATAAATATTTATTGGAATATAGATATACGACAATATCCAGAGCCTATATGTCCCTTTCCTAAATCATATAATCCACCCAAAGGATTAGGCATTTTTTCTAATTCCCCTTTCACATCTGTCCATACGAACCCGTTCCCATCTATCATCTTAGTGTTAGTAAATACATATTTATCATATTTCACGCATCCAGGATGACCGGATATATACGAGGATCCTCCACCACCAGTTTGAATAGCGTTCGACGATATCCCGCCGCTTGGTCCTCCATAAAAGCCTCCTCCTCCACCAGAGGAATACGAAACGCCATCAAAACCACATCCTCCTCCCACTCCTAATAGACCTCCATTTCCGTTAGTTAAATTATTGCCGGAGTTAGATCCTCCCGCTACTTGGGATGCAGGAGTTCCCTTGGCATAGCCCCCCAGATACGCCTTCAACCCTCCCGCTGATCCTCCGTGCCCAATAAAATAATACTCACATCCTCCACCACCTCCCCCGGATACCATAATACGGGTCTTTAAAGAATCTAAATTTAGAGGATCGCTATTGTTGGACAACCTCAAATCTGTAGCTCCGCCCCCGGCTCCCTCATAGATATACCTTCCAGTGCTCTCATTAGTCATTGAATGCCCTGAACCTCCTCCATTATAATTATATTTTACAACATTACGCGTCTGCTTAAGTCCACCATTTCCACAATACACATAAATGACATCACCACCAACTAACTTGATAAATCCAGCCACATATCCACCATACCCAGGGTTATTAGATCTGGTAAACCTATCTTCGCTATCATTGTAACCATAATTACCTTGACCACCCCAGCACTCAACATAATAATACGCCGACTTTGGAGCTACAAATGTATGGTAATTATTACTATTATAAGTGTATGTATACAATACATCCAAGCCTTTGGGACCTGTCATTACACGTCTTCTCATAACATACCTCCCTTTAGATATTTTACTAACAATGCTATAACCATCCTCCTATCATCATCCATAGCATCTACCCATCTATTCCCCCATCCTAAACTACTAGGGGAGGGGGTAAAACAAGTCCCCTTAAATAACACATCAAATAAAAACAACAACTTATTCATAACAAATTATTTATCATTAAAATACTAACTATTATTTCTACTCACACCTTTTATGTTAAGGCTTAACCCCGGTATCATGTTAAGCACCAACTGTCTTTTCGCCTGTTCCTTACGCATACGCTCAGCTTCCGCTATCTGCGCCTCTGATTGGGGATCGTTCTTGATGTTATTAGCGATATCCTCTATAGCTTTCTTGTTAGCGCCAGATTGAGCTAGCATCTTATATAACAGATCTTGACCCTCCTTCTCCCACCAGCTATCTATGGAAGGGCGGGAAGCCAAAGAAGGATTGGCAGGGGCTACCGTCTCAGGGGTAGGCTGCTGACCTCCGTCCCCCATGCCCGAATCCCGCTGCCCGAACTCGTATCTCATTGGCTCGTTCTCCGGGACACCATACCTATCAGAGAACATATCGGCAAACTCAAATCTCTTCTCATTTCTTAAAGTCGATCCAAGAGGCCTGCCATACCCCTGATTCCATGCTACGGTAGCGTCCTTGTAGTTGGTAGCGTTATCAAAATCAGCCTTTGAGTACATATAATAATTATATACATTGCCTTGAGCGTCCTTATCAAAGAACTTGCCTTGATTGATGTAATTCCAACCTAACCCTGGGACCTTGCCTTGATACTCATCCACTAGATAATCCAACTGCTGTGTCAACGTCGGTTTCTTTCCATACCTGCGCTGTAGCTCCTTCTTTCTCGGTCCAAGCCATTGTTGGATGCCAAAATCACCGGCGACTCCTAGGGCTTCGGTGTCCCCTCCGGACTCGGCGGCGATGTTCGACAGGATACCGATAGCTTGCGTTTGTGGTATTCCCTTCTTATCGGTCAGATAATCCCATATCTCATCATACACAACCATCTTATTATCCTCTGATTTGTCAGGATCAATTACATATTTACCATCTCCATAAGCCCTACCTGTGCTTACGGCCCCTCCCTTATCTTTCTTCTCCTTATCATCATCCATCAACATCTTACCAACTATAGCCGCCGGCAAAATAGCAGGAACATTTTTAATGGCTTTTTTTATTTTATCCGATGATTCTTTCAATACCTTTCCCGTAGCTCCAAACATGTTCTTGGAATAATCTTCAGCATAATTGCTACCTATACCACTCACAAGGTTGTACACATCAATCTCATCCATACTATCGATATACTTATCAAGGTCATCAATAGATGGAGTCCTTCCATATGTATTATAAAATTTATTCCACAAGCGAAATCTAGCTTGAGTATTAAAAGCTATTTTCTCTGATATCTCATTACTTGATGAGTTTGGGTCAGCCCTATAAGCGTCTTTTAATAATGACTTATCATTTTCGGATAAATAAATCTTATTATAATTATTACTTGAATCATATTTATGCCTAAACTCATGAGATAGGTTAGATAAACTCTCATCGCTCCTAGTAACAACCTTATTGTATTTACTAGTATAAAACCCTTTAGCATTACTATTATCCAAAGCGGAGGATACCTCATATCTAAAATCATCGAAATCAGAATCCGCCGATACCCTTAGATTGTAAGCTTCTTCCAACCGTTTCCCATTATCATCAAGCATAGAATCTATCTTATCCTTAATATGCTTGTTAGACACATCATTTATATTTTGGAGATCAACACCATTATCAATCATCAAATCCACAGCCGCCTTATAAGAATCAGGGAGATTGTTATAATTCCTTGAAATTCTATCATGAACATCCTTGTTAAAAAAATCCCTAACCAAAGGTTCATCATGAACATATTTATCCACAAGATCATTATCTACAAGAAAATCATACAATTTACGTTTATCTTCTGGCAGAGGAATCTTCTTTACTTTATTAGCGAAAGAAAAAAATTCACCTAATACCGGGAATAGCCCTAAAGCTGATAATGTCATTCCTAAACCATCCCCAGCCTTCGATGACTCCACAAAATCTCTCACATCCATAACATCCCCGATAATAGGGATACCTCCAGCTATAATCTCGGTAATGTCAACTCCATCATTTATCTTCTTACCATATTCAGTATTAAGATTTATGCCACTAGATCCAATGGAGGTGTTATCCCTTGAAGCCACATATCCACCCCCTTGTTTCTTATCCATCTTCTCTCCCCATAGCCCATATTTCTCCATGGGCCATATACCGTCTATGGCATCCACATAACCAACGGGATACTCCCCGTCCAGACGCCGGTTTCGCCGCTCGCCTCTTACGACACGATCAAGATCTTCCTTATACAAATCCTTTATCCATGAAGGGATTTCCTCCTTCTTATCTTTCTTAGCCATAAATCATGTTTTTCACAAAGATAGGCATAATAGCATGTAGATTAAAACAGTAAGCGGATACATGATTCATATTATCTACCCGCCTATACCATCAATGCATATGATAAGCCGCTAAGGCTTTCTTAGCCGAATCCCTCGACTTGTACTTGGCCGGCCATAATTTACCGGTCTTGTTGCTAACCACTCGCCAATCACCCCCTACTTTCTTAATGCATCCTGACTTCGGGCATTCGCCCTTCTTCTTACCGCTAGCTTTTCCTGTTGCCATAACATCAAATATTTAAATTACAATCCCAAAAGACCTTACAATAACTATCTCAGTGTTATCTGATGATGCTATATTTAAAGAAGAATTAATATATTCAACATTCAAATTAGGGTAAACAGATATAGATATATCTGAAAATCCCATATTAAGGGAATTATTTGAAGCGCTGATATAAATAGTGATACAATCATTCCTTTGATCATTAAAAACCATCAAATCATTAATATTCACTCCACCTAACGCTTCTACAAAAGAATTGTTAGGTCTTATCATCCTGACATTGGACGTAGAACTACCATTAAACAACGACTTTATAGTATTATATTGAGATTGAGGCAAAGTAGTAGATTGATCTCCTACAAGCTGTAAGATGATAGCTAAAAAAGCATCCTCATCATCACTTTTAGCTACTGCGTCCTTCCACGTACCATCACCACAAAGGGACCTACCCTCATCCCCCTTAGCAGGAGCCGGCACCAATCCCGCAGCGCCAGCCCCGGACGCCGTGGCGCCAACCATATCCTTGACCTTATCAAGTCTACTGTCTATTTGATTACCATCGTACTTACCAATAAAATCCTCCATATCGTTTTAATATACAAGGGAGAGGCGGCAAAATACCCCCCCCCTATATGTTAATAAATCAATAAACTTTCTCCTCATTGCTAAACCAACGAACTATCATCTTGAACCGACTCTCAATGTCATTCACGAACCTAGCCAAGAACCAATCGCCACGAAGACGATCACGCCACCTCCGGTGATAATCGACGGCCCTAGGGTCGATCTTCCGGTCAATATCATTCACGTCCTTGATCCATACCGGGAGGTTATTAGTATCGTCTTTGACCTCGTTAAAATAGTCATTTATATTTATCTTCTGATCAACCTCCGTCACCAGTATCTCACGGCTATCGTCATTGGTTACAGGATACCTTAACCGCTGGCTCATATCGTTCTTGTCGGCGATAACCATCCGAAGCTCACCGCTGTTGTTGGTATCATTATAAAACCATGCCTTATTAAATCCAGTAGTCCTAAGAATTTGGTAATTAACCTCATCCTGATATCTTCTGGCATCCATCCGATATTGGTAGTTGGTGAGGATCTTATTCACGTACTGCTCACGTACCGGGACCTCTATAACGAACGGATATAGCTTACCGTAAAATACTTGATACGATTGGTTGGTCAATCCATGAGACCATAACCCTATCTCCTGACTTTCACTTGAGTAGTTCTTTCCAGACTGGAAATAATGCTGGTGCTCGATATAATAATCAGGGGTGTAGGATAAATATGATTTCCACTCACCCTTCAGGCAGTTATATCCAACGGTGAACGAGACGTCCGTGAAATGGCTGGCGTCCTGTAGATCCACCACCTGCCCGTTCCTGTAGAACCGGCCGCCACGGAATTGGTACTCGCTCGGATTCCCTACCGGTATATAATCTTTCTTGGTTATCAGAACCCTCTTGAACCGATTGTCCCAGCCCATGGATAGCCCTATACCAAAGAACTTGTTATCGATATCATAATAAGACAACTCAGCGTCCGTATCAGCGTTATATATCCGGCTACGGATGATCTTCATCTGAAGATGCTCCTTAAACCAGTTTCTAAGCCCCGGTGTGACCTCCGTAAGATTCCTACCATTAGAATCTACCTTAAACACCTGACCACGCCTTAAATCGACCCAAAAATGCCCAAATTCACAACTGATCATATCCCGGCTCTGGGTCCCGGAATATCCTAACGTCGTATTATTATACTCGATACCACGAGAGGCGAAAAGACCACCTGTCCCTAGCTCGCTATTCTCCGGGGATATTCTCTCCGCCAACACGTCTATGGCATTGTACAACCCTACCTGATTCTCAAAACGAGCCAGTATCTGATCCGACTCTATCCCTTTCATGCTTATAAGTTTCCCGAAAGAGGTCTTGAACTCATGGTAATCCATAGGCTTGTACGACAGCCAAGGATCGGTCATGCCATTCTCCGACACGTCGGCGGTGCTCCATATGACGCCGTTGGGTCTTTGGTAAGCGCAGTCCCAAAAATTGCTATCATACGTCTCTGGTAATGACCTTCCGCCTAGCGTAAAACGATTCTTATACACAGGACTTATCTTAAACACATTATCCCTTGATATAGGGACATTACGCTCCTGAGTCCATGATATATAATCCCCCACCTCCGGATAGAACCCCTCGTAAGGCTCAGGTCCGGCTATACGGAAATTGCAATTGATCTCAGACTCCACAAGAAACTGAGGTATGCCATAGAAGTATAGGAAGAAACGACCGCTAAGATACATATCTCCGGTCTTGCAAACCATCTCATAAGCGCTCTTCCGGCTAGGGAAAGAGTATAGCGATCCGGTATACGTATCGGTCTTATTAAGATAATCCTCCCCGGTATCGTAATTGACGAAATAACGGGGATACCCGATGTTTCGATAATCGTAATAAGGGAATGGTATCATGTCCCCCTGACCGAACTGAGTCAAATAAAACATAGGCATCTTCCTCTTAAGCGAGAATCTTGATATAAATACATCACCTCCAAAAACAGGTTTACGCTTATTCTCATCCATCAACCCGCAACCGCCTAACGATACCCACCTGATATCCTCTATCTGCCCGTATTGAGCCGGAGAATATTTCTTTATCCTCATATAAGGGCAGGATACGAAAGATTCACGTGTCATAAAATGAGGCGTCATACCAGCCACCTCATCGTTACGAATATTACACTCATCCTGAATACGGCTGGTATCGTAACTTGAAACCAACTCCGGATATTCAAGCATATATTTATCCATACCAAATGACATGAACAATGAATGCTCACGATCGAGGTTGTTTATGATAATAGGCTTACCGCCTACGGTCTCCCCTTGCGAAGAGATATCTGTTACCGGATATAACCCGCTCTTGATATATTTAGCCGTTGACAATCCACGTAACTCTGACTCCCCTATTTTTTGGTAAAATAAATTATAATGAGCGACAGAAGTATAATAATAAGCATAGTTCCGTCTAGGTCCCCTATCTATCAATGCCGTTAACCACTGATACCTGTACTTGCCTATATCCACCACGGACTGGGCTGTGGCCTTGGCGATACCCGTAGCCAGACGGATAGCCGTCAGCGCTATGCCGACAGGGTTGGCTAAAAAGAACACGCCTCCACCGACATATTGCTGTGAAGCCGACTGATATGTATACTCAGCTATAGCGGATATTAAATTAGCCATAGCCTCCACCGTAGCCAATGACGTTGCCATACTGTAAGCCTTGCTCCCTAATATCGTCCATTTAGGGTGATCCTCCACCTCCCTGAATATACCGGAGGATTTACCTAATTGATAACCATCGACAAGGCACTCGGTGGGAGCGTCAGGCTTGTTAAAGGCAATATCAGGACTTAAGAATGAATACCAGATATTACCCCTCCTGTTAAACGGATGCGTTATAAATTTCTCACGATTAATATCCTTATAGATATACATATCATCAGATAAATCGTTGTAAGGGTAATTAGGATAAAGGTTAGCCGATCCGTCTGGATCATCGTACTTAAACATATCATAAGCCAGACCGGTCCCGATAACGCTCTTATCCAACGTCCTATCGCCCCTATACAACTCATATCCTATTATAGAATCTCTTCTAGCCTTATCTATAAGACCGTTCTCTACCGCTATATCCAGAAACTCATTAACGATATCGTCATCAAGCATCACCCCCATAGGATAAATATAGGAGTCAACTCCATATTGACCGGTCAGTTGAGACGGATTACCCATGAAAGGAGCGACAGAGTTATCCGGAAACTTGTAATGACGTATAGGTCTCTGACAAAACGTGGTTGACGTATTGGGGTACTCAGCGTTACCCCCATTACCGGTGAAATAAGACTTACCCCCAACTGATTTAGGAAACCCATAGTATTTCGTCAAAGAATCTATTATGTCCTTCCTCTTTGATCCTCCCGATGATATCCCGATCTTACTTGAATCATACAACTCAAAATTAGCCGGATACTTATTGGTAGACTCCCAATATCCGAAATCACCGTACTGATATGGTCTGGGAGCGCAATCAGCGGGTTTATCCCCACATGAGATACATTTCGCCTCATAGGTAACGAATCTCCTTAATTTCAATTCTTTTGTGAAGAAGAATACGTATTTCACCTCTAGTGGCCGAATGCCAAAACAGAACGGGGCGGGGAAGATGGCGGTGCCGGCCGTATAGAATCCGGCAAGCTCCTTCATGTCCTGCCTCATGGCGAAACCGGTGAAGAACACGCATACCGCAGGCTCGATGCAAACATATATCTTATGGAAAGCAGTCTTGTCATCATTCCAGAACAAGTACTTTGGCATCATAAATATCTTATGATCCACGTAATTCACTATAACACCTTTCTTGGCATCATTAGCCAAAGGATTAGGAGCCACGGTACCTTCCTTGTCCGAGAAAAACGTTATACGAACCTTATTGTATGATGATGAGTCGCCGATCGGATAATTATAGTTACCCATCATCTCTATATACATAATACCGTTATCAGGATCGGATAAACCACTTATGTATTTCTCGTAATCCAACTCCACCCATCTGGCGTATGAGGATACATGTGGATAGAACTTGAAATAAGTCAAGTTACTTCTACCAAACCAATTGGTCTTGGCGTCAATATCATTCTGCACAGACACACGACCTTCCCAGTCAGTAGTTATACCGGTATTAAACTTAGAATTATCACCATCGCCAAAAAGACACATGGCGTTCTCGATACCAAACTGACTCTCATATTGGGGGAAATAAGCCTCCATCGTATCCATTAACTGATCAAGCATCGTCTCCGTATGCTTCTTTCCTTCCCATCCGGGATATTGATACAAATATGTGCACTTACCCAATGACCTACCCCCTTGGAATGTAGGAAGTTGAACATCGTTAATAGTAGGATTCACGTGAGGATCACCTACCGAACACCCATTAGTACATATACCCTCATCATATAACTGCCGGACATTAGACATATCCTGACACAAGACCAAAGCGGAGGAGTCTATATCAGACGGGAATTTATCCTCATCCTGACCATCCAGCCATTCCTGAACCAGATCTATGATATTCTTACCTCCACTGGAATAATTATCGAAATCACACAATACAGAGAATTTCCTTTGTGACTCGGCGTTACTTTGTATTAAGGTGGTAGGCTCGGTCTCCGTATAATCACTAGCCAGCTTATATGTAAAATCAATCCTAGAATCCACCAAAGAGTTTTTATCCAATATAGTCCTGGTCTCTATCCTCTCGATATCATCACATCCACTAGGGAAATCGGGAGCCTTTATACCGTCTTGATCCTCCGGCAATGATATAGCAGCGCATAACTCGTCAGTAATACCTACATTAGATTCTATGATATCACACAGGTTCTCTATATTATCAGCGATATAATCAATAGCATCATCTACCGTAACATCTTCCCCCATCGTATTGATAACGAATTGGGTCTCTCCTACCGTGGCATATTCCTGCTCTACATATCTGAGTTGCTTGACATCTAGCTGATTCTTGCATTCTCCTCCAAAATCATCAAATCCCCAAGACGGGTCGTTTATGATCTTTGCCGTATTCTTAAACTGCCAAAGATGACGGCGGCTGTTCCCCGCACACTGCGGGTTGTTCTCCAGCACCGACGCAGCCGACAGGTCGTCAGAGTTACCGCCCTCATCAACGATAACCTCCATCTCCTCCCTTGTGGCCGGACGAGGGATAAGCGGGAATCTAGCCGTCCTGTATCCTGTATTGGTAAAGAATCTTATACCCAACGGATATACCTCGTCACGCATGAAAGAGGCGTATTTAGAGCAAGCCACACCGTCTTTATACAAATTCTCCGTGGCTATCGATGTCTGCCATTTAACGAAATGACCCAAGAAGTTAACGACCGGTTGAAGATTCCATTCGTTCTCCACGGTCAAGCCGTATTGAAGAAGACGATTCCCGACAGACGTCATGCCTCTGGCTGTCTTATATACCGGTATTTCCTTGGATAACTTCTCCATGGTCGTACGCTCGCTATACTGATCCGTAAGGTAATAGATGGTCCTTTCCGTTATCGGATGTATACCTTCTATGAAATACTCAAGAACCGGGCTTTGCTCACCATTAAACCCAACCGTGCTCTGTATAACACCTATCTTATAATGAGATACCTGCTTATCTATATTAGACACGGTAAGGCGGATACCCATGTTGGTTGACTTACCCCATAAACCATCACGGATAACCATATCTTGGCGATCGAATAACATGATTGGGTTGGTCAATGAGCAATATCCGGTCTTCTCTATCCCGAACTCATCGCACAACGCCACGCAGAACTGGTAGGTCCCGGCACGCAAGCTCCCCCCGAACTCCACGACCTCGGGCTCCACGCACGGGGCCGTCAGCAACGGGAACACCAGCAGCTTCTCGCAAGCCAGCCTACACCTCTCTATTGGCTTGTCATCCCCACATGTCTTATACCCATGGTAATGATACCAAAAATCACCATCATCATCCGGATTAAGAGCCTTATCGACCATAACATATCGCTGGGGATTATATCCATCGGTCCAGTATATCACCTTCCCGCATTTCTCGTCCTTGATCTCTATGTCGAATATCGGGTGATGGATGGAGAAGTTAAGACAAGGATCATCAACCCCGTCCTCTATCAGGACCTCCATCAAATCACATATCTCATCAAAACGACCATCCGACTCCTCAAGCCTCTCGCCAAGGATACGATGGATGTCCTTTCCCGATCCAGCCAATTGATCCTCCACGGTCTTGATATAATCCAATGACCGCATGAACGTGATCTTAGACGTATTATCATCCGGATTAGATAGAAAGAAATAAGTGTTATCACCAGCTATATCATTCTTATACCCAATAACCTTATAGCCATCAAATCGCTTACATAAAAGGGTACTAGGCTCGTTCTGGATCTTAAGCTGGCTTCCATCGTCACCCTCTATGGTAGCGTTCAAGGCGAAACTATATTCAGACGGGGATAGATCCTGTGGATGCTTATCCCTGTTCATCCCGGAGTCGGGAACCGCTATGTTAGAGTTATTTTGCACGACATTATCTTTTTCGCAAATATAATAAATCCACCAGATAATCACTTATGTGGCGGATTCTAATAAACAGTACGTATTATGCAAAACATTCAAATCGTACAAAAATAAAAAATCCTCCAGACTTTCACAAGTCAGGAGGAGAACTAAATACTTTTAAACGCTCGTGTAAAGTACAAAAACACAACAATTACAAATTTTTACCCATGTAGTTCGATTGCTTATCGGCATCCTCTACAGATATGTAAAAGAAACCGTTAGTCACGTATCTCTCATTGACATCCACAAAATCAGTAGATCCTTTATCCACTCCTTTCTTCGATCCTTCATCACACACAGCTACCAGACTATTAAAGTCATTGGAATAACCTACGACTACACCGTGTATATCCCGATTTCGAGGATCGAATACGTACCTCATCTTACACCTATCGTAAGCTAACTCTAAAGAGCTTTTGCTTAACCTCTCATCTAATCCAGCACCCGCTACCAAGGCCAAAACGCTCTTTGATATGTCACTCATGGTGGTATCCTTGGTCGGAGCCTTAGGCATAGAAACGCCTTCCATGACAAAATCCAACGCCTTATCTACAAGGCCATCGAAATCATCATCTCTTATATAATCCTTAAGCACCTCCAGTATATATAACCGGACATGGAGTTCGTTATTTACATCATTTAAAGTTATCATGATCCTAGTTTTCGGCAAAGCTAGATTATTCCCACGCAATAAAAGATCAAATATGTCATAAGCAAAGGACTAAAAAACAAAAAAAAACTCCCCCATCCTCACGGACGAGAGAGCTGATAGATATTTGTATTATGAAAAAGAACAATCACTCACCTATTCTTACAATACAGTCACGAGATTCCTTGTTATAAATCATCGTGCCCACCTTAGAATAC